GCGGACGCCACGATCACCGCGCTCACCGCGTGGGCAGCTTACAGCCCCCTGTTGGGCGACCGCCGAACGAATGGAGGGAATGCTTACCAGTGCATCACAGCCGGGACCTCCGTCACTGGACCGAGCGGGACCGGCGCCGACATCATCGACGGCGGCACGGCTCATTGGACCTATCTAGGAGTCGGGACCGGCGCGATCGACGTTGCGATGTCCTCGGCGCTGACGGGTCCCATCATCGCATCAACTCGAACTCTCACCCTGATCCAGACACCGATCGCCGGCTGGTCGAGCGCGATCAACTTGCTCGACGCGGTGCTAGGCGTGGCGGTTGAGAGTACAGCCGCTTTCCGCCTCCGGCGCGAGGCTGAACTCCACGGATTAGGCCGCGCAGCTGTTCAAGCGATTCAGGCGGCGATCCTCAAGCTGACAGGTGTCACCGCCTGTACGGTCTTTGAGAACACGACCGACGCGGTGAACTCAGACGGAATGCCGCCGCACTCGATCGAGGTCCTAGTTCAGGGCGGCGACTCGACCGCGATCTGCACGGCGATCTTTCAGAATGCGGCGGCCGGAATCAACACGACCGGGAATCAGGCGTCGATCAACATCACGGATAGCCAGGGGATCGTGCATCCGATCTTTTTCAGTCGCCCCGTACTCGTGAGCATCTACGTGGTCGCGAATGTGATCATGAATTCTGCCCAGATGCCCTCAGGGGGGGTTGCGGCGGTGCAGACCTCGGTCACGAACAACATCCTCGCGTACGCGGCCACGCTGACAGCCGACTTCGACGTTTTCTCGTCCCAGATCGCGGCGGCGATCATCGCGGGGATCCCACTTCCATTGCCTGCCATCCTCGGCGTGCCCGGAATGCTGGACGTCGGGACACCATTTATCGGATTGGCGCCCGCGCCAGGGACTAGCGCCACGATCTCGATCACCTCGCGCCAGCTCGCGTCGTTCGCGAGTACGCGCATCACAGTCAACGTCTCGCAGGCGGTCCCCTAAAATGAGCTTTGTTCACACCCGTGGTCCTCTCCCCCCGACTAAGACAGATGCGAATGTACCAAGCGGCGCAGCTGCAAACCGCGTCGAGGCATTAGACTTGAATCGCCTACGTCAGGCAGCACTTGATCTTGCGGCCTACGCCGAAGCGCATATAGGGCTCTCCGTGACCGAATTTGGGGCTGATTCAACCGGCGCAAGCGACTCGAGCGCAGCCTTTACCTCAGCACTTGCGGCTGGAAAATATGTTGTCGTCCCTTCAGGCACGTATCTGATCAGTTCCACAGTCAACATCCCGAACTATACGATCCTAAAATTGATGCCCGGCGCGTTTCTCAATCTAAGCGCGACGCTGACGATCAATGGCGATGGCGCGGGGTTGATAGGCGCCGACGCCTTTGGCTGGCAAGAGTTAAATCTTACGCCACTCGTGCCCATGATCAAATGGATCGGTGCTATCAATTCCACCATGATCCAGGTAGGGACTAACCGGTCACCCCTTGGGCCTGGTATCATAGGTGTGACTCTGAGCGGAGGAGGGATCGCCGGGATTACGGGTATCTTGTGCGGCTCGGTAGGTTTCGGTCCTGCCGACGCGCTGTTCGAGAAGATCGCGATTTACGAGACCTTTGTCGCCTTTGAGGTACTCACCAATTCACAGCAGAACTACGTGCGCAAACTCACCGCGAACAATAACTCGGCGGGAATCAACAATGGTACTGCAAATTCGATCGGCGTAGCGGTCGGAGTGCGTACGACCTCTGGCGGCATCACCAGCTGGAAATTTGAGTCACTCATCATCCAAGGCTTTGAGACGGGGATTCAATGCGGGAATGGCACGACGGCAGGCACAGGTTGTGGGGCACTCTGCATCTTCGAGGGGAAAAATGTCCTGGAAGGCTTTCCGACGCAGGGAGTAGGAGTTCGTTGCTTAAGCGGAGGTCCTTACGTCTTCAAAGGGATTCACTATGAAAAGTCTGCAGCGGTGGGCAATTACGCAGGTCGCGCTTTCATCATAGGGTCAGTGACACAGGTCCCGAATGGGATCACGATCACTGAATGCGATCTCAATGCGTCAGTCAGCGGGACGGTATATCCCGCCAACCCAATCTTTGAGCTTTTTGCTTTCGACGGGCTTGCGATCTATGGGAATCGCCTGGACTACTCAAACTCTTTTAACGCGTGCGTCCTAAACACAGGAGGCGGACCGCGGCAGATCAAAGGATCGTGGTTCGGAAATTATACATTCCCTAACGTATCGACAACTCTCTCTTACGCCGAGTTCGTGAATGACAATACGACGGGTTTCGCATTTGTGCAGAAGCTCAACATGTATGCCGACCAATCAACAGGCTTACCATTCCCGGTCACTAAAAATGGAAGCTTTTCAATCGGACTAGCGACAAACGCAGTCGCTAAACTTTGCACAGATGAGGTGCGCGGTGAGTGCAAGGTCTTTAATGCAAACAATAACTGGGCATTGTTCATCTTTAGGGGTACAGGACATTTCGCGGATGGGCCTTTCAATTCGACGGGCGGTGCGGGAATTTGGAGCAACGTTCAGGGGAATGCAGGTACAGTCAATCTTTATTGGAGTGCTGCAAATTCCAGATATGAGATCGAGAACAAGACGGCAGGATCAGTGACGATCTCGGTCCAACTCCAAAGCCAGATTTAAAAAATGCCCTCCTTGCCTCAAACTCTAGCCTTTCTGCTCAGCGATTCAGGGCTCCCCGTCCACGACTTCGCGATTGTTATCGAGGCGCAGCAGCGCCTTGTGCAGCAGTACCAGAAAACGAAGATTCAGGCGTTAGTCGGTGCACTAGCACTTCCAGCACAGGATCTCGAAGATGCTCTCTACCAGATCTTGACCTTGCGCTGGCTCACGTCAGCTCAGGGCATCCAGCTCGACGCGCTCGGGCGGATCGTAGGCCAACGTCGGCTTGGTCTCGATGACCCCACTTATCAGCTATTTCTGCAGGCGCGGATCCTGGTGAACAAGAGTTCGGGAGGTCCCGAGGAGTTGATCTCCGCGCTCAAGATCGTGCTGTCCTCGACCGCGACGCTCGAGCTTCGCTACTTCTTGCCGTGCTCGTTCACAATGACGATCCACGGTCAGGCTGTGACCAATGTCCTCGCCGCCGTACTCGCTCAGCTCTTGACCTCCGCTCGGGCGGCTGGAGTAGGTGCTCAGCTGATCTGGAGTACGGTCGCGCCGAGTGCTACCTTTACACTAGATGGAACAGCCACCCAGGCGCTCGACAATGGCGCCCTGGCTGAAGCAGTAGGAGTTTAAAAATGCCCGCACCTAAACCGACGACCGTACCTGATTGGGATACCGCACTGCTCAACCTCCTGACACCTCCAAGCGGGCAGATCACGAACGGCTGGACGAACGGCCAGATCCCTCCCTCAAACTGGTTTAATTGGTGGATGAACCTCGTAGGTCAGTGGACGGACTATTTGCGAGATTTTGAACTGATCGCGCATACGTGGACACTTTTGCAGACATTTGCTGCGCGGCTCTCACTGACGGATGCGAATCCTGCAGCAACGGTAGGCTTCACCAATACCTTGCTAGCAAAAAATCTGATCAAGGCATGGGCACACATCACGACTGACGGAATCGGCGGGATCACTCTCGTTGATGGTTTTAATGTCGCGAGCGTTCAATTGCCTGGTGCGAGTGTCCTCCAGGTCACATTCGCGAATCCGATGGCGAATACGAATTATGCCGCAGTCGGGATCGCGCAAGCCGACACATGCCCGATCCTCAATTTGATTCAGACAGGTTTGGTCAGTTTTCTATTTGACAATCTGGGTCCGTCTCCTCTTACGCGCCTCAATCCAGCAACGACAGCGCTTCGTTTCACAATGCTTGTTATCGGTGTCCAGTGAATCTGAACTCAACAATCAAACTCCCTCTTGGCATCCTTGGCCCTGTGGTCGCGGCTGCCCTAGCGATCGGAGGATCGCTCATCGCGACCAAGGTTAGCGCCGCTCGCGGAGAAGAGCGTCTCGCCAATCATGCGGCGCTTCTCCAGGAAACCCGAGATAACGTCAAGACGCTCGAGGGGGCCTTTGAAGCGCAGATGCTTCACCTCCAACGCCTCGATGATAGCCTGCAACACATCACAGAGACCGTTGATCGCATGGAAGACTATATGCACATGCGTCCACCGACCACGCGCGGTTGGGAGCGGGATCCGGTAGCGCCAGCCATTCCGACGATTCCTCAGTGACCGACGCTCGGATCCTACTCTCGAAGGTCGACCGGACTCTCGCCTATGATCCGTTTATAGCGAAGCTCTATCAGGTTCTCGAAGAGACGAGCGCCCGCGGCTATGACTTCTGGGTCACACTGCTCTTCCGAACCTATGCAGAGCAAATGCGCCTCTACTTTCAGGGCCGTACGCTACCTGGCAAGATCGTCACGAAGGCTCGCGGAGGCGAATCGGCACATTGCTTTGGACTTGCGGCTGATCTGACGCACGATTCAGACCTCGGCAAGCCGGGGCTTCAACCCGATTGGGATTCGGGCAACTACGCGATCCTCGGTGAGCTATGCGCGAAGTACGGGCTTGCGTGGGGACGCTCCTATGGGGACATGCCACATGTGCAGTGGCCCGGGTATGAGACCGCGCTCGAGCTTGCGCCTTTGCGACGCCTAGTCCATGATCCAAGTGATTTCAAACTCTGGCTTCCGTACTGCTGGCAATATGTGGAGAACAACGCATGAAAAAGCTGTTTCTCGACATCCTATCTGCTCTTTGGAACGATGACATGGCTGCACGGCGTTGGCTTCGGGGGGCTTCACACACGCTTGCCCTTGGGGGCCTGGCCTTTGCTGACCAGATTGCCGCACTGATCAACGCTCCGGGCGCCGTCAAGGCGATCAAGCTGGCCGCGATCGTCTGCGCTTTCATGGGCGGTGCGATCAGCGTAGGGGAAAAGAATGCCCAACCTACTCCTTAAGTACTGGAAGCCTCTAGGGATCGCGCTTTCGCTCGCGCTGGCGTTCGGCGCGGGGCGCTTCAGCCGACCCGCTCGAGTAGAGACCACAAAGACTGATCAGACGAAGACCGGAGACAAGAAGACGGATACCGTCTTCGCGACCGAAGACCAAGGGCTCGACCTACGCCGCGTGAAAACGACCGTTCAGAAAAAAGATGGAACGGTGATCACGCGCGAGGTCGATACGGCGTCAAAAAAGACTCACGAGGAAATATCTGAAGCCAAGACAGAGATCCATTATGTCGATCGCATCTTGACAGAGACCAAGATTGTGGAAGCGCAGCGCTCGCGGCTGAAAGTCGGCGCGATGGTGCAGACCTCGCTGACGCACTTCGGGCAGCTCAACTACGGTGGGCAGGTCGAGTATCGTTTGATCGGCCCCATCTGGATCGGCGGCTATGGTCTGAGCTCAGGGCAGCTCGGCGCAACGCTGGGCTTCGAGTTCTAAAAAAGACCTCGTATCGTGAGGTCAACCCGAACCCTTTTACGTGGGTCAGCTCGCATCGATCCTAGATTTCGTGCCCTTGATCCTTCGGGGGGCGCCAATCGCCTCGAAGATCTCGGACCATATCCCAAAAATCTGTGTCGTCTAGCTGCTTGATCACTGCCTCGAACGTGCTGAGAAAAGATCTACAAGTCAACTCTCCTGATTTCTTTTCAGCGCAAACCCAGATCTCCTCAGCCTTGGAAGCATCCGGCCACGCTACCGAGTAGTTTTGGGAGTGGGCACAGCCGCAGAGCATCAAAGCAACTAGCAAAAGGCGTTTCATTCTTCCAGTCTATCCCGCTCTCCACTTACCGTCGATGATCGTGATCAGCGAGCGTTTCCCGTTCGCGTAGATCCCGCAGTGAGTGTTCAGCCAGGAGGAGGGACCCAGATTGTACGCAAGACGCAGAGGCGTGGACGTGCCGACCTTGTAGTGCCCTTCCTCGATTCCCGGCGCGTGCGAATGGCCAGTGATAACGCGGACACCTAGACGCGCGAGGTTGTGCATCGTACCGCGAACCCCGTTTGGACCTCGGTGTCCATGCAGCCCACACTCGATCCCTCCGATCAAATGGGAGTCATTCGGACCCAAGAAAGAGATGTCCCCTCTGGCACCCATCATCTTTGCCCAATATGCGAACGGATCAGCGTATTTGCCCCCGTTCGGCGTATTCTCAGCGCTCCGAAGCATCGCGAGCGCGGTCTTTAAGTAGAACTCACCATTCCGTGCGCCCAAAAACTTCCAATCGTTTTTGAGGATCCAACGTGCCAGAAAGTCGGGGTGATTCGAGTCAACTATAACGGCGCCCCGGCCTTGGGCGCGTGAGTTGATATAGCGTACGCAGTGCGCAATCTCGGCGGCAACGTCTGATCTAATCGCGCGCTGTTTCGCGGCAGCCAAAAACGGGTTGCCAGCCTCGTGCGGATTGACAGTTTCACAATCGATCACGTCGTGGAAGACCAGCTCCTTCGGTTTCAGCGTCTCGACGATCCCGCCAGCTCCGAAAGTTGCGCGGTCTACCTTGGGATCGGTGACGCGCGCGTGAGAGTCTCCAAGAACTAACCCGAGAGCGGGCGGGGCTTTCTCGCAACCACTCTGTGTGTACCTCCACTCGAGGTCGATGAACGACCCGTCCTTGCGATCAGCGTTGATCTGGCGAAGATGGAATTTCTTTCCCTCAACTTCAACAATCACGGCACCCAGAAAATGGTGAAATGCTCCGATCTTTCCGGCCTTGCTGTCCGTATAATTTTTTTGCGTACAGGCGCCTGTAGTGGAAAGGATTTTCGGATACCGCCCTTGAGGCACAGGCACGGATACGAACTGCATTTTAGGATGACCAATGATGCAGCTCTCTGCGCCCGTGAGGGACTCGAATCCTGAAAGTGGGCGCGCGGCGGTAGGTTGAACCTTCACGTCCGCGCAGAGCACTAGGTTCGCGCAGAGCTTCTTTCGGACGTTGAACAGGTAGGGCTCAACCTCCTTCGCCCACCATTCTGCATTCTGCTGACTTGCAGTCCACGCGCTTGTCGGGTTCTTGTATCTCAACGGGATCACGACCAGCTCGGCACGCATGATCTTTGCGGCTTTGAGAAGTACATCAAAAAATTTCGCATCAACGGGGGTCCCGTTCTGCGCCGCCGTGATTAGATACTTCTTGCGCGTGAGTACTCGCGTAAAGCGTTTGGGTTTTGCCACGTTTCGACAGATCGCGCAGACTGTACGCCGACCGTCTGGCGCCGAGTTGTTGCGCTGAAACGCAGTCAGGACTTGTGACTTCCCGCACTTTGAGCAGTTCTTTTTCATTCTGGCCATTCGGCTAAGAGTTTACCTTTTCCGCAAGGGCATGAGGCGCGCCCGCGGTCAATCCACTTCTTTGTGATCCTCGCAACGTATCCACATTCAGGACACACGCACTTGATCAGTCTTGTTTTTTGCTTAGCGCCCATCGATCGTCAGTCCCCAGATTTTCTAGTTGGTAAGTCAGCAAGAACAGCACGCAGCAGCCTGCGTGACCAAGGTGGCTGAGTCCCGTTTCTGGATCCGTGCTCTCACCATTCGCAAACGCCGTAACGTGCCTCAGCAGCGCGTCGATCAACCTACTCCAGTTCATTCCCTCGCGCCACTTGTTCGGCGCGTACTTCTTGGCGCCAAAGTGGAGCACGGCCGCGATCTCCGCGAGTGCTTGGGTGGCGCCGAGGATCGGGAAGAGCGAAGGCTTCCCCGAGTCCTTTTTCATTGTTTGATCTTTCGGCTTTTGGGCATATAACGTTGTGCTGCAGATCCCGCAAATGTACACGCCCGACTTCCAATACCAATTAGCTTCAGGGTGTTTACAGCCTTTAGCGACCTTGGGCTTTTCGAGCGTCTCGAGGTCGCGCGGAGGTGGTAAAGGCGCGGGCATTGGTTTTCCCAAACAATCATCACAGACGAAGCGATCACCGTTGCTGTAGAACCAACGTTTTAAAGGCTCGGTAGTATTTCCGCATCGAGTACACTTAAGCACCACACTATCGGCCATACATCCTCCTAGGTTGAAATCTTCCCAAGTGATAGAGTCCGATCGCAATCGCATCCCACACATTGTGTTGCCTTGATCGTGCGTTAGGAAAAGCGATCTCTGAAATCTCCTCGGAGCTCATGCGATCGATCGCGCGTAGGCGCGTTTGTTCTTTGTTCATCGAACCCTTCCACATCTGTGGAGAGTAGCGAAAATGTACCGCATCGGGATATAACGCGCAGATCCAGGCATCGACCCCAATCAGATCTTGCAAGATCTTGGTCTTGTACGGCCGGTCGGCGCGGTACGCCGAGGGTTGCTCAAACGCAACTTGATCGATCTTCACCTGATGCCCGTCGGTCCATTGGCGGACTCGCGAAGCAATCGCCTTCCAGGCCGCGGGACCTTCAAGATTGCTGTAAGCCACTACATATGCCGCGTGGAACAGCCGCCCATCGAGAAAAAGCGCAACACCGCATGCGCGCTTACCTGGATCTATCGAGAGAAGGACCATAGCGCCTCGAATCTTTGCATGAACATCTTTTCTGCCTGGCGGGGCGTCCAGCCCACGATCGTTTGATTCTTGAGCGCCTTCCCGCGCTTCACGGTCTGCCACTTGTACCATTCCCGATGCACGGGTTTCATGAGGTCTCTAACTTCTGTCCAGAGTAGATCCGTATCTGCTTGCTTGATCTCATGAAATAGCGTTTCCGGCAGTTTGAACTTTCGCAAAATTTTTCGGAGCAAGTGATCTTCCGCCGCTCGATATGCTGCGAACGCTTCTTGATGCTTAACGGGCGTGGCCACATCTCCGAGATATGCTTCGGCTGCGTCATGGAAGAGTCCTTGCCTCGCGACCCCCATGCACTCTTCGGGATCTCCGCCCTCACTGCTACAGATCTCCTCGGCGCGCCACGAGACTCGGACACAATGCTCTGCGACCGAATAGAAATTGTTGACGTGCCCAGTGTAGCGGCAAAGGTTGCTCAGCGCATGGGCGATATCCACGAGATGGATTGCGCGTGACCTCGGCGCGAATGGATGGAACATGATTGGCTTTCCTCGGACGTTGCCGACCTGGATCCACTTTTTGTCGAGCTTTGCTTTTCTCATCTGCGCTGCCTCCAAGCTTTGAAAACTCCCCAAGAATCGAGCAATCCTTGAATGAGCCAAAGGGTGCAGACTGCCGCGAAAGCGAATTCTCCGTATGTCGTGACAAGTTTGATCATGGTGTTCAAACTCCTACTATTGAGCCGAATTGAGAAAAGACGTGCGCGAAGCTTTCGCGCTGATCGAGTAATCCAGGCACATAGACGATCGCGCTCGCATGGGTCGGGCTGCCGCTTGGCTGTCCCGTTACCGGATCATCATAGGCGATACGCCGCGAAGGAATGCAAAGAGGAAAATCGGAGAGACAGGGCACGCCTTTATTTTGAGTTGTCTGTAGCTGTTCTAGGGAAAAGGCAATATAGATCGCATGCGTCAAGTGCCCGAGGTCCTTGAACTGTATCAATTTTGCCCAAAATTGCAGGTAGAGCTTACCTGGAGGATTGATCAGAATAGAACTGTGCCGCTTCGGAGGAAAGAGCCAAAGCTGTGCGAGTCCGTCATGGACACGATCATAGTAGTGCGTTGCACGTACTCGAAGATTCGCGCGCTCCGATGAGGCAGGATCAAGATCAATCGATTCCAGCACCGTGCGCGCGGCTTCCACGATTGGAAGCGGTGTCAGCCAAGAATCATTTTTGCTGAGGTGTTGGGCGTTCATGGTTCTTAGATGCACCGGGCGCGATCGCGTTTCATCTGCTCTTGATCATGTGGCCAGTCCCATGTCTCCGGCCACCAAGGAACTATTCGACCGTCTTTCCCGATCACCTTTTCTGCGCTCTTAAACCAACGGCGCATGATCGCGGGCTCGGGCTCACAGGGTACATCTGGACACCAGTAACGCGCGGCTTCTGTCATTAGCCGTGCCTGCTCTATAGCCGCCGCATGTGACAGATCTTCCGGCATCTCGACGATCAACTCATCATGAACATCCAGGTTTGGACGGCATCCGTAAAGAGGTGAGTCTTCCTCGACATAGCAAGATTTTGACACTCTCCAGAGTGCGTCTTTCATCATGCGCGCCGCGAGCCCTTGGAAGCGCAGGTTTGCCGCCTGAGAGAAGTAACGTCCCCTGACATATAAGGTCGGCTCTCCTTCTGGACCCCAGCACTCGATCAGCGCATCATCAGGGGTTTCGGTTTCTGCAGATACGAAGTCGAAGTAGTCTTTCATTTCCGGAATCATGCGATGCCAGGCATTCCGGAATTCGGCCGCGATTTCAGCACAACGTGTGCAGAGAGGTCTCCCAAGCTTCTTTGCAAAATACTTTTCGATCCCACAACGCTCTGCGCCATCCACGATGCAAAAACGCACGCCTCCATTGCCAGGTTGGCGAGCATGGATCACGAGCTTCTCGAAGCCCATTCCTCCGCCTAGTCCATAGTTCACGGGTTTCGCAGCTTGTCTCAGTAGCTTCATTCGAGGATCTTTGGCCTTGTACTTGGCGTAGCCTTCCTCGTACAGGATACCTAGCAGGTTTGAGGCGAGCATCACGTGAGGATCCTTCTTTGACCGCAAGATCTCGGCTAGTGCGGAATGCCCAAACATCCAAAGATGGTTTTGTGCCAGTGTGACCAGTTCGAGGGAAGGCTGATCTACCGAGCAAAGAACATGCCCAAGCCGGGCAATGAAGCACTCACGCGAACGCCCGCCGCGGGGGAGGTTTTGAAGGTTCGGGTCATAGGCGCTTTTGCGGAGCGTCTTCTTGATCAGATCATAATGAACGTTGATCGGGACCCTTGTGCCACGGGCGATCACGCTGAGATAGGTTGAGTGCTCTTTTTTGTTTGTGCCTGCATCGGCGTATGCCATGAGGAGATCGTCGCCTGACTCTAGAAGCGTATCGCGGTCGGTCGAGACTCTGCCGCCCTCTGTCTGAGGAGGATCGCCTTGATAGGTGTCAGATACAAGATGCTGAAGCCACTTGCTATCGCCCGTACCTACGTCACTAGGAAGCCAAGGCTTCCAACATTTCGTGAGATCGAACTTATGCGGCTGAGTACCTTCGCACTGCTTCTTTCGTCGGCACCAACCCTCACCCCGATAGATGCCGGCTTCCGTGAACTGCACGACGGCTGCCTCATGCTCAGTAGTCACTTGGCGCGTCACATCTTCAACCATCAAGGGATCGGTGCGGATACCCCAAGAGCTCATCAATTGAAGGCAGAAGTTTGCGCGGTTTTCGCGGATCTCCAATTTTAGATTCTCGAGCCCGTAATCCATCGATTGATCATTCGCGGCCTCCATCCACGGATCGCGCGCTTCTTGCCTTACAGCAATGTCATAAGGAGCTCGCGCGTCTTTTTTCGCGTAGTCACGCTCCTCAGGAGTCCAAAGATCGAACGGCACACCGTCGCGATGAGCATACGTCAGCCGTGGGGTGTTTTCTTTCGCTAGCTGAAACCCAAGCACTTTTTCATTGACGGTTGATAGGGAATAGGTTTCGAGAGGGGCGCCGTTCGCGGCTACCAGAAAAGATCCTCTCCCGAGATCTAAGAGTGCCTGTCGTACGAGCACGTCGATGATCTGCCCACGCTCGAGCATACCGAAAACGATCTTGATCAGCTCGGGATACATTGCGCACGCGACGATCAGATCGAAGGGCGCGTTGGCGAGTGCGATCTTGGTTTCCTTTTCCCACGCATCGAGAAAAAACGCGCGACACTCGGTTGGCGTCAAGAGCCTCTCACCTCTCGCATCGGCAACCTGGCCGACGACGAGCTTGGGCGCGACCAGACCTGGAATCGTTAGGTAAGTCTCACTGTCGTAACCGAAATCGATCATGCGGCGGGGAGTTTCCAAGCGAGGCGGCAGTCCGTACAGATTGGAGGCACGCCTCCAAAGTAACCGCGCTTTTCGCAGATATAGCAGGTTTTCACAACGTCACCTCTGAAAAAGACAATGGTGGGAGTCGAACCCGCGCGCCTTGTAGATAGGCGGCTAGCCTGGACAGCCGTCCTGCGGATGTCCTGCCATTGCCCTAAAATCTTTACTTCGCTTCATTGATTGCTGCGGCCAGAGGATGATCTGCCGGCGCAGGCAATTGTGTCCACTTGGTCTTCGTGATCTTCTGGGTCTTCTTTTGATTATCCCCAAGCCACGCCTCGCACTTGACTTTCAGACCCTTGAGTTGACTCACGGGACCATCGCCGATCTGGATCAGCTTTTCGTACGTGAGCGCTTCCGGATCTTTCGGATCGCCCGCGGGCTTCACAAGCTCTGCCTGCGTCTCATGCGTGATCGCCGACAGAATCCGCATGAACAGAGTGGTCTTGTACTCATCCAGCAAGTCGAACGATGTAGATGCCGTCGCGCCGACCTGCTGAGGATACTTACCTTGTTCCTTGTAGAATGCTTCGGGTTGTGTCGATTCGACTTTATCAACCGAAAATTCCACAATGCCCGTGACTTTTGACTTGTAGCCCTCGAACACTTTCACGTTCTCGACATTGAACACGTAGATCGCGCCAGCCGCGATCCAGTTTCCAGAATCCCCGAAGGTCTTTGTCTTCTCATTGATCCGCTGTCTCACTGCTTCTCTGATTCCCATTTCACTTCACCTCATTGCTGCCATTGACCGCACGCGAAATGCGTGTGGAACTCACCCATAACCCTGCAACAAAAAACACGCACGCGATCCTTATCAACACGCTCGCCACAATCTCTCGCATATAGCCTTGGATGTTTGAAAGTCGAAAGCGTTTCATCTCATCTGGCGAAGGAGTAAGCGGCGTAAGAAAGTTTTTGCGGGTTCGGGGTTGTCTCCCCGACGTATCGCGCCAGCTCTTCAGCCTTTTCGAAAGCCGTGCGCAGTTCAGGCGTGTGCAGGTACAGCTCGACTTCCACGGTATCCGCTAACTGCCCGCGGCGGTGCGTTCGCCCGAGCAGCTGTTCCCACATCGCGGCATCAGGCGGCTGCTGGGTCACGAGGTTGCGTGAGAACATCTGGAGGTTCTTGTTTTTGTGGTGTGCCTTCATGGAGGCGACAATCGATCTGTACCCTTTTTCCCGAAGAATGAGTACAGATGCCTCAGCACCTCCGCCGTAGCGGGGCACGCCTGCTAGCTCCGCGATCCTGATCCCTAGCACACGGTTTGAGTACCAGATGATCCCGTTATTTGAGCGCGACCATTGTGCAGCATCTTGCGCAAGCCAGTCATCGATCCATACTCCCTCAACCTCGGGCTCGACCTGTTTACGGATAGCCCGCCACGCCTCGAAGGTTTGGCTGTGCCACACGGGGCGCTCGGGTGTGCCTGTCTGCCCTAGGGCGGCCCTGATCGCGGCCCTAGCGGCCAATTTTGGCGAATCGAGATGGAGTTTAGGGTACTGTAAGAGTTCTCTGACCTCCCGATTCCACGCCTGCCGCGCCTTGAACCACTGGTCGATCAGCTCGGGGAGTTCCCCGCGAGGGTAGATCCACCGGTAGTAGAAGCCCGCGGCTATTTCTTTCAAGCACTTAGAGATCTGCCAAGCTTCAGTGAACTCCTCGCCGTCGGGCCGGGTTGCGGTCCGACGCACAGAGGTTAAAACCTTTTGAACCTTCTCGGGCACGTTTAGGGTACGAAGATGCACATTAAGTGCATTAGGGATCGCGCTCTCCGACGTGTCGATCATGCCGGGAGTCGCGGCGCGGCGCCGTTTGAAGGCGGCTCGAATGGACTCTCCAGGTCGGCAGAACTTCACTAGGGAGCCCATCAAGGCAGGGAGCTTACCGCCATCCTTCGGAGGGTCGATGGCCTGCGCCCAATCTTCGAGCGTCGCCTGATCGTTTGGAAGTGGGGAGCCCTCACCAAGCGCCAGTGAGCACAAATGCCCATAGTCTTTGAGGGATCGAGTCGTTAATGTACCGCTAAGCGGTATAAAGCGACATTCCGGATGCTCGGCGCAGTAAGACAAAACGCGGCGCGTTCGGACACTCCCAAGCCCGCAGATCGAGTGCGCCTCGTTCGCGATGATCAGATCGGGTTTCCATTGTTGGAGGGCCGCCGTGAACTTCTCATGGGAAAGCTCCGAATAGGCGATCACCTTTAAGCGGGGCCGCCCTTTCACGAACACTGACCCTCCTACGAGGTTTGGCTGATGCCAGTGCTGTCCGTAGTAGTCCCAATCGAGGCGCAGAGACTCGCGCATGTCGGGCGAGATCAGCAGGATCGCAGTCTTGCAATCGCGCATTACGAGAGGAAGCAGCTCACAGATCAGCTCTTTGCCGTGGCCTACACCGATCGCTCCGACCATTCCGTTTAGGGTTGCCGCTTCGGTCAACGCCTGCGCTTGAATCGGGAGGAGCGCTTTCGCGCAGGGGCGCCGCATCTCGGAGCATTGACAAGCCTCATTCGCTTTCTGCAAAAAGGAGAAATCGAGTAAGGTGCTTTCCTTCCGTACAGGAAGCGCAAGGATCCGATCGAGATCAGAGCTCTTGCCCACCGATGGGCGGACATGTCGCGACGGTGGGGTCGCTTGCCCCTCTACCGCAACGTCCGTGTAGCCCAGGCGTGCCGCGAGGGACGCCCTAACTGGCTTCGGGATCGATGGGCTGATCTGCCGGCGTAGCAGCTCGGAGAGACTCGGCATAAGGCTTGGACACTTTCAGAATAAGAAGATCAATGATCGCTTTGATAGATGCCTGTAAACGAGGAGTGTTTCGTCCGTTCTTGTACTTCCCGCGCCCAACGCTCGCGTGCTTCGTCGCATCCCAAAACTCACACTTGAATGCACGAGGGATCAATCGCCAGCACGCGGGGCAGCACAGCTCGTCCACGACCCGCTCGCCTTTACAGCCATAAACACATGTCGTCTTTGAAAGGCTAAGATCGTTCATGGTCTCGCCGATAAGTTCTTATCCGATGACAGTTCGCGCAAACAACGTCACACTTTGCGATCTCTGCCAAGATTTTAGCTTTTGCATAGCTACGCGCATTGCCAACATTGAAAGCCTTTTGCCCCCGCACATGATCAAAATCCATCGCCGAAAAGTGAAAATAGCCTCCGCAGTCCATACAAGGAAGCGCTTTATGCTCTGCCAAGAGCGCAGCGCCTTTTGCAGCGCGGTCTTGCGCACGTAAGCGGCGTCTCTCGCGGTATTTTTCTCTAGATGCTAGAGCTCTTATACGTCGCTCTTCTGAACTTTTTGCATAATAGCGGGCACGCGCATGCGCATTTAAACGCTCGCGATTTTTTAACCTATAAAGTAGAGTTGCCTCTCGAGTTCGACGCCATGCCCCTTTGACGCTTTTCGTTTCTACCATTCGGAGGGTCTCCCGGGATCGTCAGGTTCGGGGTTCGGTCGATTCGTGCCGGCTTTGGGATCCATGGTATGGGCCTTCCAGGTAAGGGTTAACGCCGCTGCCTTCACAGGCATAGCGCGTGACCCACCAAGGCGGGATGGGGCGCGCTTTCATCGGCAGTTCTGCGCGCCGTGCGGCTCTTCTCTGCTTATAAGGTGACTTTTTCATGCCTCAGCCACCTTCTCAGACAGCGCGGTCTCCTCGGCGATCAGGCGCTCGAGCTGCTCGCGGATTCCGGGATAGCTAACCTCAGCAAAGCTGAGGATGGTGGACAGTACCGCTGCCCAAGACTCAGGGTGCTCGATCTTCTCGGCAAGCAAGCGCTCGATTGTGAATTGTTGAAAGGGTGCCCCGATCTTCACGGCCTTATGACATAGCGCGAGGATCTGGATCCGGATCCTGTGGAGGCGTTCGACCTCAGTGATCGGGGTCGGACCTCCACGCGCTTCAATTCGCTTCAGCATGTCGTCGAGTTTGTTCATCTCAGCACCAAGAGCATCATGACTTCGTAAGTTATCACCAATGCGTATCCCGCCTGAATCCAATCAGTCACCCGGCGCGCCTTGATCGCGTAGAGAATCGCACAGCCAAGCCCCGTCAGAAAAAGCTTCGCAATCCAGAACCACACCGAACCCAGCAATCCGGCCATGAACGGATTTAACTCCTCGAATCCACGATCGACCAGTAGAATCGTAAGCGCCCCATCTAAAACACTCATCATGAAAATCAAAAACAACCTCATAAGAGCTCCAAACCGAGCACCCGCATCTTCAGTTTCCAACCGTTCACTTTTCGAGCGTCTTTCGGAGGCATGTAAACGAGCCGATTTTCATCCACAAAACCTTCCCGATGCTCAGATGTTTTTTGCTTGTTTCTGTCATGCCTCAATCTCACCAGCGTCTTCGTCAGTTCCATTGCAGTCTCCGCGTCACAAATTGTTCGTATCTCTCACGGTGCTTCGGGATCGCTGAATTGTACCTAGACCACCATTTCTCCTCATGTCCATATCGTCGCTTGAGAATTTTCAAAAGCCTTGCACCCACTTCCAGGTTGTACCGCGAATCGCTAAGCAGGCGGCAGGGAGATAGCTTCCATCGTTCAATCCACACATCATTGATCTGTGCCAGTCCCCAATCACAGGTTGCGAAGCACGCCTTTTGCCGGTGAACGATCCGGCAGGCTTTGACTGCGCGAAAGCTACTCTCTTGCGCGATGATTGCCGTGAAGATCTCGGGCTCGATGCCGTGCTTTAAGGCGATCATTGCGATGAGGACGAGAAGTTTCATTTGCGCACGATCCAGATCGAAACTGCGAAAAACCCCAAGCAGATCGTAAGGCTGAAATAGGTTTTGCCGAAATACGCATCCATTCTCCACTGGCGCGCACTTTCAAAGGTATATGCGTGGACTTGCACAGGACCTACTTTTTTACTTACCGCTGTCTTTTTCATTTCAGCAACCCTCGGATTTTCATCTCTCGCGCAAGGTCTTCAAGGTTGATCTCTACTGCTTCGCCGTCTGTAGTGATTGCAGAAAACTTGCCGACATGCTTGATCTGCTCTCCGTTCACTTTCACGTCCGCGCCGGCGTTCAGTGCTTTGTTGATCCTGTTCACATAGCAGATATCGATGTCAACTTTCATTGCATGCCTCCTTAATCTGGCGACCGCGGAGGTTCTGGATCTCCGGGAAAGCGTCCGACCAGCTCGAAGTAAAGTTTAGACATGCTGTTGGCGGCTGCGTCGAATGCGCGCACTTCCCGCGTTGCCCTCAATCTTTTAGGATCTCTCCTGTCTGCCGCCGCGTTAAGTGTCCGATAAACATGCTCAATGTACATCGCGAATCTCTGATTAGCTGTCATGGTTTGTGCCTGCTACCGTCGAGGTTCACGATCTCCGGGAAAGCGTTTGAGACGGCTCGCTCAAAATGATCTTCTGCTAACAGTGCCTGAAGCGCTTTGAGTAAGGCCTGCGCACGTACCTGTGCAATGTAATTTTTTGGGCGTTTCATCCGAGACACCCGTAGGTTTTGACCCATTCTGCATCGGGGCAGAAGGGCTGCCCACCATCAGGATTTTGGATCTTGCCGCACTTGGGAAATTCGGGGCAAGGTATTGAAGCCTGCTCATCGTCCACATGTCCTCCACATCCACTCAGACTTAACAACACCATCAGTAGCGCTCGTCGATTTTTCACGGCACATCTCCTTTGCGTAGTTGTAGGTTAAACGAATTTTTCCACTCACGTCTTGCGAGGTCGTGCATGTATTCAAGCCGCGTATGGTAGAGGCAGGGAAAGCACACGAGAAGCATCTCACCTTCCGCGCTGAAATCTGCGGGCGCGAAGCCTAGTACGATCTCCCGCTGCGCCCTTTCCTCTTTGCAGCAAAAGCAGCGAAAGATCTCGCGCCCGCTGAGTTCAAACTTGATGGAAGGTTTCACGATCGATCTCTATTGCATTCCATGTGCCACGGTAACCCGTTGATCTCTCGATCTCCCACATGGGTCATTTCCCGTAGCTGGGTCCCAAAAAACTACCCACGTGCTTTGGGGAATCGCGATGGACGCCCTCCGGCCAACTCCTGGATGGATTCCAAGGCCAGATCCGATGCGCCCTTTGCGATCATGGAACCCACGAAAGCCTTGGTAGCGATCAAAAGCGCTCCATACCAGTGGGCGATTTCCTCAGGCGAGAGGATATTTTTTAAGTCGCCTTTGAAGATGTGGATGATCAGGGCCTCAGCCTTGTCTTCCATGCTCTTTCGATAGAGAGCGATCATCTGACACCTCGCACAGGATAGGCGACGATCGGCAGTAGTGCATCCACAACGACTTGCAGGGGGGTCCCGAAGCCCGAGGTAAAGGCAACGTAGGTGCCTGGCTTTGGGGGCTCTTCGCGTACGAGCGCTGCGATCGCACCGGTACCCTGCACGGCGCCGCGGTCTGCCAAACGGAAGTCTGCAGTCTGTAGGGACGTAGCGATCTCGGATGCCACGTGCGCCGCGTATTCGTCGAGCATCGTGAAGGGTTCGGGTGGGATGCAGTTCACAAAGAGCTTGATCGGTAGTTTGCCTGCGATCGTGTACTGTGCGGTATCTATCGAGATCTCGGTCACTGAGCCGGGCTGTGTGATCGTGATTTTCTTTCCAGCTTCTAACGCCTCTGCCACTTTCTGAACTTCGAGTGCTCGCGCCTCATCAGCCTTGAACGCTTCTTTTGTTTTGCGCGCAACCTCAGCCTTCTCGAGGGTCTCCTTGTCTGCGAGTGCCTTCAATGCAGCAAGACGTTGCTTCTCAGCTTTTGCGGCTACCGCGGCCGCTAGCTTCGCCTCAAGCGCTTCGATCGAATCATCCTCGGAGGGTTTAGTCTCCACAAGCTTCGCCTTCCTCTTACGCCCCTTCTCCTCAGGAATCGCATTCTTGTCATTCGGCGGAGCATCGGGCGGGACGACGCCTTGCGCTCGCTGCGCTTTCAAAACCTCATCAGGTACCGTGGACTCATCCACGATGATCGAGGTCTTTGCGGGCGCCCCTTTGCAGCCTTCGTGCGCGGAAACGCTGTGCCCCGGGGGGCGCTTGCCTATGCTCTCCCCGCACGTCGTACATTTCGTCTCGACCCAACCCGCGCCATCGGTCGGGTGCGCGCCGTTTGTCGGGTTGCTTGTGCCTACCGGGGTCTGTGCCTGCTTGATTCTCGCTAACAAACTCATGGTTTGATCCTCTTTCGTTGGTATAGATGCTTGAGGCTGATTTTCGTTTCGCTGGGCTGCCAAGGTGAGTCTTTGCTTTAGCATCGCAGCCGGGCTCTTGAGGCAAATTGCCGCATAAGGGCAGCCGTGGTACTTGGTGCACATTCCCTTGGCGATGCCCGTCTGTGGGATTCCTTCGTCGGAAGTCGCACCTTCGAGCTTCAGCAGCCCTTCGCCAAGCCTCTGCGCGCGGTCCCATCCGAGGTCAATCTCGGGACGGGTCAGAGCTGCCCCACGAGGTTCGCACAAGATGGCACCCTTGGTTTGCGCGTACAGATGCCGCACATACACGCCAGGAGTGTTGGGCGGTAGCCAAGCAAGAAGCGCTTTCGCGTAAAGAAGCATCGGCAAGCTTTTCTTGACCTGCTCTTCAGTCATCGACCACTTCTCAATTGAACTTGTGGTCTTGTAATCGTCCACTTGGGGGAAAATAGGATCGAGATATGCGAGATCGATGTATCCCTCTAAAGGGACGCCGTGAATCTTGAGCACCGAGTGCGCGTAGTCGTACATGCCGGATGCTCTTGTGCTTTTCGTGCGACCGTCCAGCCCGAGCTCAGGGTAAACGTGCGGATCAGGGAGCTTCTCAGGCAAGTACTGACGCAAAGATCGCAGGCGGGGCGCAAGGAGATCTTGCCCCTCCAGTGCGAGATGCTCTAACTGCGCGTGCATCTTGTCACCGAGTTCTTGCGCTTTAAACCTCTCCTTAGGCAACCTGAGGATCTTATCGTAATACGGAATCCTCTCGCAGTCCGCGAACGCTTGCAGCGTAGAAGGACTGAAATGGTGCCACTTCTGGAGTGCCCGATCATACGACGCAATGAGAGTCTTCTCAGCCATCGGCGCTCATCAGCTCATCTGCCCAGATCTCCAGCGCGACGAGCGCGCCTGCCTGAAAGGACTCCTCGCGCGCTGGGCTGTCGATCATCATGTACATTTTGCGATGATCCGCGATCCTCTGCCCGAGCGTGAACGCCTGCCCACAGAGTATGTCGCCGATCAGAATGATTCCTGCGAGCTGAAACGCCTCAGCGGATTTTTTCCACTCTTCGTGGGAGCGCTCAAGCCGCGCGACGTATTGCTTCTCTCGCAGATTCATTTTTCAAACCCCGCGCTCTTTAAGGCTTTGAGGATCAACACCCAGATCGATAAGGAAAGCCTTGCGTGCCCTGCAACACGCCCGACGCGCTGCACTTTATCCCAAACCCCGCGTCGCATGACTGCGACTTGATAATTCCCACGCTTTGGATCGCTTGAGGTTCCATCATTTGAAAGGATCATGAGTCCGATCGGCGTCTGCCGTCCCGTTATTGCACTATGCAATTCCACTTTAATCACAATCATGGTTTCTCGTACTCTTTCCAGCACCAGACGCACAGCGCAATGTACCCAACCACTACAAGTGTCGCGAAGCCTGCCTTGATAGCGATTATCGGATCCAACTCACTCGCCTCCATAGGTATCACCGATAAGCCCGCGCGCTACTCTGTCAACTCTATCTCGATGCTGCTGGGCCTTGATCGCTTCTTGTCGCGCACGTTGTTTCTGTTCAAGCAAAACCTCAAGCACCCATTGCCCGATCAGATCTGTACGCTCGTCTGAAGCAAAGCCACGCGCCTTCAAAAACTCTCGTAGAGTTTTCATTTCTTATCCTCTCTCCGCGCTGCGCATCGAAACTTTCGCCCTCTATTTTTTGTCCAAACGATCAGCGCCAGCACGCACCATGCGGTATTCCCAAGAACGAGTGCGAGCCCCGCTGCGAACGAGAACCACTGGTCGAGTGAGGGATAGTAAAAGCAGTTCCACCACCCCCAGAGTGCGAAGAAGACCCAAGCCGGCCAGTAGACACCCTTAATCTCCCGATCCTTCCAAAGCCTGTGGGCATTTTTCCACGTGAGGATCGCGCCGCCTGCCTCAAACACTGCATTGATCAGATCCGTTTTCATTTTCTGTTTCTCAATCGCCATTTCGAGACAATCGTAAGCTCTGCCTTGACCGCTTCGAGTTCCTTCTTGAGTTCTCGAATCTGATCAGAGTGCTCAGAGATGCCCTCTACACAGTTAGAGATCCTTTTGTCGTGATAGTTCATCCACTCATTCACCAACGCTAGTGTGTGCTGCTCGGCTGTATCGAAGCTTTGCTCGATCCAGTCCCCGATCGCCCCGACCATCGTGCGCAGTTCGCGCGGAGGGAACGTTAGAACTCGCGGCGGGGAGCCAGCCTTTTGGTCTAAGAACTCAAGGAGAGTCATGGAACTTCCCCCTCGTAGGTCGCGCGGAAGCCCGCGCCGCTCTCCCACTCTGCGCGGTAGTTCTGCTTTGATTTCGTCTCGATCTTCAGGTCCGTTAAAACCAGCGGCGCGTTTACACGCTCCCTGATGTACTCGATAACTAGCACCTTGAGCACCGCCTCATCTACCTCGACCTTGATCTTCATTATCGTACCTTTCTCTCGTGGTAGTAAGCTCGCATCTTGTTCGCGACCTCGAGGGCTGCTTTGATCTGATCGTCGCCCGCTGTGTTCTTGCTGAGCATCATCCTCCAGTGTGCCCACGCCTCGATCCCGCAGGCTGCGGCTATGTCCCTCCCAAGTAGCACAAAGGCAGGTTCACCGGGTTCACGTTTTTCCAGGCACGACCCGTGTACGAGGTCATCCAGCTTGGGTGGCGCGCGCTCACTCTCGCGCAGATCCTCTAACTCTGCTGCGACTTTCGCCGTCTCGCGCGCATTGAGGGTGTCAGAGCGGAATTTTTTCTCCAACTCTTTCAGGCGCTTCCTTAAGTCTGAAATGTCATCGACCGTACTGTCGACGCGCTTGTACAGGACGTTGCGTCTCACATCATGATTGAGCAGCTCGACCTTAACCTCATCGACTGCCTCCTTGAGCGCATCAACGCGGCGGAGGATCGAGGTGATAGGCGCATCCAGTGTGGCGCCAGAGAATTTTTTCTCCAGACTGTCTACTTTAGACTTTAAATCGCGCTCCACGGCTGCGATCATCCTGTCACAGTGCTGGAGGTCCGCGCCGCGGGTCAAATCCAAGTAGTCGCTGACCGCGTAGACCAGCTTCTTGGTCGGATTCCCAAACCACTGGATGATCCCGAGTCCCTCTAAAAATTCTGTGAGTGTCTTTTTCATTTCAGGTTCAACCTCCGTTTGAGTTTCAAGAGTTCCAGTGGTGTGAAGTCTCCACTCTTCATTGTCTTGAGCTTCCCGATGCGTCCTTCCACCGGCTTTGCCAGTTCATCCGCCAACGCTTTGCGCAGCCGCTCGTAATACTCAGGGCGCTGCGTCTTGAAGCGGATCGGCTTGCGCCGCTTCTCTGGCTTCTTCGCGTAGAAGGGCTCGCGTGGGGGCTGATCAAAGTTATCTTCCATGGATGACCCTAAGATTTTCCAAACTCTCGTGAATGATGGTCACAGCGTGCCCTGCAATGGCAAAGCGAAGCCAGCGAGTCTCCGGTGAGAGTGGGGCTCCGCTTGAATCGCCGACGCCCGCGGCAAGGAGCGCGTGGAACTCATCGTTGGCGAAGACGATCGTGAACTCGTGCGGGAGCTGCGCGCCTGCCTCCAAGCATCGCACCAGCTCGTCTTCGATCGCGTTGAAGATGGGATTAGGACTCATGGGGGTTGGATGCGCTAGATACCTAAACGTTTCACTTCCTCTTTACCGAACCAAGGGGATAGTCTATTTTGCCAAGTCTTTACGGTGAATAGCACATGGCCAAACTCCTTGAAAGAAACAGGCGCCGCCCCTTCTACAAAAGCAGCAAGCCACAGACAATAACCTCTATAAACCTGCTCAGCTCGTTTGAACTTCCAATCGCTGCCTTTTCTAAACTCTTCCATGAAATTTTCCATAAAAAGATCGTATAGATTTAGATGGTTCATGGCAGGTCCTTATTGATCATCGTTTCGATCGATTCCCAATCGCCTAAACCGTTAAGGTTGATCCATGCGCGCACGAGATCGAGTTTGATTTCATAGAACCACTGCCCGCCTTGCCCATCTCTGAAATGTCTATTGGATAGGTGGTCCCGAAGAGATTCCCCTATTCTCTTGGGCGAGGCTTTATATTCGTCCCCTACGAAATCCTTCCAACGCTGTGTCGCCTCCAGAATAAACCCGGCGCGTACCAAAAGCTTACCGTTTCCAGGTCTAATGCCATCTCTGAGCCTAAGGTCTGGGGTTTTTTCTTGGAGTTTCTCTAGAGAGCGCACAATAAACTGCATTACTGCGCCAGCGTAGCCTGAGAGCGTAAGCTGCAAGTGGGTCTCCGTCGATGGGGCTTGTATGAGCCAACGCTTGCTGCGATCCACCTCGCGATTGTCCCGAAGCCATAAAGCGTGCTCTGCAATCTTAGTGCCTTCGTGACCCCACTGCGCCGTGCATTCCATACCAAGGGTTTCAAGAAAGGGCTTTGATTTTGGAGAAACCTCCGCAATCAAAAAACGAGATGTCAAGGCATCTACTGCCTGACTCGTTAGCTCTTCCTTGACCTTGCCTAGCAGATTCGAGTCATTCGCTGCGATCAACAGACGCGGGCTTCCTTTAACCGTAACAACAGGAAAAAATTTGCGTTCCATTTGAAAGTGACCCTTGCTGAGGTCTGAGCAGATGCGTGCCAACAGACCTTCTACTTTAGGCAGCTTCTCGTCTGCAAAAAGCAAGGGGCAATTTGAAATCCCACTATTGAAACGCGCTGCAAAAAAATTTTCGGCCCCTGCCGGAGCGTCACTCCACAGGCGCGAAAGCCCTTGCGCGAGTAATGATTTGCCGCAGCCCGTTTCCCCGTGCAGGTAAAGCGCTGGCGTTATCCGACCTAGCTCCGTGATCGTAGCAATCCAGTCTAGAAGCAATTCAGTGTATAAAGGTGAGACTAAAAGCAGGCGAAGCCACTCTTCTACATCTTTGTGATGCGTCGGAGTTAAATCTCGCAGTGGGCAAAATGCTTCTACAAAAGTATCTGTAACCAAGCGGCTCCGCGCTGCCTCTAAACTACCTATAACTCTGCCCGGCGTAGTACCGTATTCAAAGCGCAAGGTTTCAAGGCGCTTCGGCTTTCGAATGCCTGTCTCTGGATTCTCAAACCAGAGCTCGACAGGGGCGCTGTTCAGTAGGGCATGCGCGCGATGTATGACATCAGAGTCATGTGCAGGATCTTTATAGACGCCATTGCAAAAAATCCAATGAGCGCTTTTAAACGTGATGATCCAGCGCCGCTTGAACTCTTCGAGAGTACAGCCTTGTTCCAAGGCCCAGCGTTCTAAATCTTCTTGCTTGTACTTCCCGTTTTCATCGAGGTTCGTATGCATGTTCTCGCTAAGAGCGTGCTGAAGCGACCTCCGCATGCGATCAAACTCGGCTGATCGCTGTGCACGCAGATCTTCCCACCAAGGAAGGGCGGAAGCCAAAAGGCGCGCGAGGTCTTCGTAGGCGTCCCAGTCTTCCTGATCAGTGTTGGCAATGGAATTCGCGAACAGCTCTTCCACTGCCTCTTGATCCGTGCCTGTGGGAATGTAGCGCGCGATCGCGTTCACGCATTGCATCAAGTTAGCATTGCGCTCGCCTGGTTCGCCGATTGGATCTCCGGCATTGAGTTTTCGACCCCAATCGCAGGCACCGATGCGCTCGCGGAGATCTTCGAGATTGATGGGCTCGGCGTTTACTTGTCTGTCTTTGACAATAGGTTTGAGAGTGTCTGATTTTAAAGGTATACCTATGAGCTCAAGATCTACACCTTCAATGATCTCGAATACTCGATCAGAATCCGCGTTTGGAGATGATGGCACGAAGTAGAAGCGTGATAAGTCTTTCACGTTCGGATCGATCAGGTCTGCAATGTTTCTCGTACTCAGGAAACTCTCGCGCGCGCTGCGCCACTCAGAGGGCTGCACGGGCTTTGCGAGAGGCAAGATCACGCGCATGCAGTTTGAATCCTCTGCCGGGTTGTGCGAGTGCGTCGTGTGAATAATTGCCTTTAGGCCTTTGATCCGGGTGAGCAACTCTCCGCATTCCTCTTCTGTTTTGCCATCGACATCGAGCACCAAGAAGCTCATCGATTTCACGTTCGCATCGCGGCGCGGGCCTTCGATCAAGTACGGACCCCAACCGGGCGCCGCTTCTTTGTTCTCTCCGGTGTACCAACGCGAGATCCGCTCGCAGAATTCCTCAAACGAAATGTCCGCGTGCTCCGGGCTCGTATCCGTGAGGCGCTTATAGAAAGTGACGTGCAAGGTGAGCAATCCTAGCGCGCGAGGTTGATCAAAGCAACGGTCGGTTTCTTCATGGGAGGCACGTGACTTTGGATGCGGGAAGGTGAAAAGGGTTTCAAAGCACCTCCCATCGGGTTTTGGATTTCAAATTCCAGGAAGCGGCGCTCGCATGCCTCGCGAGGCTTGCGGGTCGGAGGGAGCGAGCGCCTGCTTCCGTGGAGTATGGAATCTAGCCGTGAAAAACTTCGGGCGCAAGACCCTTTCGTAAGCAGCGTACAAGCAGGGTAGAAACAGGGTTTAAACTGGGTAAAAAGTTTGTAATAACAACAATACAGGGTATATCTCTATATATTGTGAGAAGTAATAGAATATGGTGAGTAGATATTATATAGGAGTAATGTTGGAAATATCCCTGTTTACCTTGTTTGCCAAAATTAATTTAATAAAATCGAATAGTTAAATGCAGTTTTTCCCATTTAGTACCCTGATTGGTACCCTACAGGGGGGCATATCGCGACATTTTTGTCATACCTTGCACCAAGGAAAAGCAAGACGTATGTTCAGTAGCCTATGACTTGGAAGCCTGGACAGAGCGGAAACCCCCTCGGAAAGTCGAAAAATCCCTTTGTGGCCGAGCGAATCATGGAATTGACCCATGACGGCCGCGATCTCGTCGCGATCGAAGTGAGCATCGCCAAGGGCGAACCTCAGTATATTCCTCAGCAAGTACGGCTACCTGATGGATCGTATGCCGAATTGGAAAGCGATTCACCGCGAGTTTTAATTCCTGATCTCGGCGACCGCGAGCGCGCGCGAGTGCGCCTCATGGATCGCGTGTACGGCAAGACGCCTGAGCGAGTCGAGCACACGGATGGCGAGGGTCAACCTCTATTCGATCCTCGCAGCATGCCGGTTGAGGCCCTCGAGGCCTACTCAATTGCCCTCAAAACACTGATCGACCGGGCGCAAGAGGTTGATGCGGTTGTCGTAGAATCGCCTAGGCTGCCCTCAGGCAAGCCAAAATGATCGACGCCCAACTTCCCCTGCCTTCGGGGCTCGAACACGCGCTGAAGCTCAATGCGGTTGTTAAGGCCGAGCTTTTGAGGCGTTCCTTTCGGAAATTCATCCGATGGGCCTGGCCAATCGTTGAGCCAGCAACTCCGCTGCGCGAAAACTGGCATATCGACGCGATCGCAGATCACTTGCAGGCGGTGAGTGAGGGACAGATTCAAAAGCTCGTGATCAACATTCCGCCAGGACATTTGAAATCCCTCGAGGCATGTGTTTTCTGGCCAGCATGGATCTGGACGTGGCGCCCTTCTTACCGTGGGCTGTTCTGCTCATACTCAGGCGACCTCGCGCTCAGGGACAGCGTGCGTTGCCGCTTGATCGTCGAATCGCCCAACTACCGAGCGCTTTTCGGCACGGATCACAAAACGGGGCAGCCACTTTGGCAGCTCGATTCAGATCAAAACACGAAAGGCTATTTCAAGAACTCGAAGACGGGTGAGCGTATGGCTTTGAGCGTCGGAGGCAAAGGCACGGGCTTTCGTGGGAACCTAGTGCTCGTGGACGACCCAATCAATGCGACGGAAGCGCCCTCAAAGATTGTGCGAGACGCTGCGATCCAGTGGTGGGACATCTCGATGTCGAACAGGATCAACGATCCTGCAAAAGACGCATTCGTGATCATCCAACAGCGTTTGCACGAAGATGATTTAGCGGGACACGCGCTCGCGCAGGGAGGCTATGAGCATCTGATGCTGCCCAGCGAGTACGATCCCAAACGCGCAACCGTCACTTCGCTCGGCACTCCTGATCCACGTAAAGAATCGGGAGAGCTTTTGTTCCCCACGATGTTCACTGAGGAGGTTCTCAAGGAAGCTAAGATCCGACTCGGATCTGACGGATACGCCGGCCAGCACGATCAACTACCTACACCGCCCGGCGGAGGCATGTTCAAAAAGAAGTGGTGGCGTTTCTGGCGATGGAGGGAAGATGCACCGTTTGGAGGCGAGCGGCCAAAGGGTTGCAATGAGTATCCGACCAAGCTGATTCAAAAACTCGCATGGAAGTGGGACAGCGTCGTGATGAGCGTGGACTGCACGTTTAAGAGCGTTGAGGCGAGCAAGGGCAAGGATCCCGATTATGTCGTGATCACAGTATGGGGTTGCAAAGACGCGGATCGTTTTCTGCTCTACCGTTTCCGCAAGCGCGCAGGGTTTGGCGCTACGTGTGACGCGATCCGCGAGGCAGTGCGCGAGTTTCCGAATGCATACCGTAAGCTCGTAGAAGACAAAGCAAATGGTTCAGCCGTGATCGAGACCTTGCAAGGTGAGATCAGTGGGATCATCGCGGTCGATCCCGAGGGTGGCAAAGAAGCGCGGGCGAATGCGGTTGCCCCTCAAGTCGAATCAGGCAACGTCTATCTGCCTGAAAGCGCTCCTTGGCTAGACGAATGGGTTGGAGAGTTCGCGAGCTTCCCGCGGGGCAAGCACGACGATCAAGTGGACTCTATGACGCAGGCGCTGATCGATCGCATGCAGGGCAAGGCGAATCGGCTCAAGATGCTAGTGCGGGGAATGTGACGTGCAACCTTTCAGGCGATGGAGCATCTAAAAGAGCATGGAGCCCCGTAAAACCGCGATTCACTATGTTGATCACTGTGATGATGCGAGCTGCGGCCTAGGCTACGCGATTTATATCTGCGCTTGGTGCCTGATGAAGGTGCAGGATTATGGCCATCTCTGGTGGAATCGCTACGAGCGCGCAGAGGTCTTCAAGTGTGAAGAGTGCATGCAACCGCTAATCCGAGATGGATACTAATCAAAATGTTGGTGAGGGGAATGCAATAGGGGTCATATCCGCGATAACCTTCGGGTTTGATGTTGTTGTGCTCACATCCTGAAACGTTTTTCGCGCTCGCGCATCTAATTTTCAATTTAACGTCGGAGGTTCTCCATGTGGCGATTTTTTCTCGCGTTAGCTCTGTTCATCATCCTGACAATAGCCGCCGCGTCCGCGCTCAGCGCGGCGGCACTTGCAGAGAATAAACGAATGCGCTTTGCGATCGATCACGGATTGCCGTATACGCCATGAGCGTTGAAGTTTTTTACTTTCCCGATCTGCGACCAGTTAGACGAGTGCGCGAAGCGCATTGTTTTTTGACGGGAGGGCTCGCGAGGCAGAGGCTAACGCTCGAATGCGGACACGCTGCCGTCAAGAGGGAATTTCTAAACTCTTGGCAATGCCAAAAGTGCCCAAGATCATGCTGAGATTAACCCAGCTCACGGTCGCAGCGCTTTGCTTCTTTGGATCGATCCGTTTGGCGCCTCCCGCACCGCCGAAAGTCGAAACGATCGCCCAAGAAACTGATGAATTCTTGGATTGCGTGACCGAATGCACGCGGCGCTTCCCGCGCGAGTGGGGTTGCGGTACGTTCTGCCTCTTGATAGTTCGCCCTCCTGGCTGCCCCGCCCTGTTTTGGCCTTGCGAATGAGTTAGACTGATTCAATGCGAAGACGTCAAGACGGTACGGTGCCCGTAGGCAGGTCCGAAGATTGGGTTTACGGCGCGCGGGTCAAGATCCCACACACGGACAAGATCCGCGGGCAAGAGCTGATCGAATCCGCTGCAGGCATGATCAACGCCTCGCGGGCGCGCACGGATGGTTGGCTGAACGCCTTGACCGGCGTAGGCGATCCGTTAGCTGACAAGATGCACGTGTGGAACTCCACGATTGTGCTCGATCAACTCTCGCAGATGGACGAGGAGATCATCTGGCGCGCCGACGACATGGCTGCGAAGATGGTCGAGAAGGTCCCGGAGGAGATGACCCGGCAAGGTTGGAAGCTCAAGATTGAAGATGATCCAGAGCACGAGCAAGCTGAGGCGATGGAGAAGTGGGCGAAAGACCTCGACCTGATCGGCAAGGCAAAGGAAGCCCTCGAATACTCGCGCGCGTACGGCGGCGGCGGGATCTTCTTGGGCGCGGATGATGGTCAGAAAGATCTGACCAAGCCCCTTGACCTCAAACGTGTGAAATCTTTTCAGTGGATGAACGTGCTCACACCTCTCGAACTGTTCCCTAGAATCTGGTACGGCGATCCACATGCGCCCAAGTACGGCGAGCCGATGATCTACCGGATCCAGCGCTTCGTCTTCGGCGGCGCGGTTGAAACGGGTTTCAGCGAGAAGATCTTCGAGATGCCGCTCGTGCACGAATCTAGAATCATCCGGATCGACGGTATCCGCGTATCGAGACGCCATCTGAGGCAACGCAACGGATGGGGTGACTCGGTGTTGATGCGTACGCTTCAGCACATCTCAAACTTTCAGCAGAGCTTTCACGGCGTAGCGATTCTAGTCTCCGACTTCGCGCAGGCAGTTCTGAAGATCAACAACCTCGCAGAACTCGTGTCGTCGCAGAATAAAGACGACATTACGGCGCGCGCGCAGCTCATCGATATGGCGAGGAGCATCGCCCGCGCGGTGATTATCGACAAAGATGAGGAATTCGAGCGCAAGGCGACCCCTGTCGCAGGGCTCGACAAACTCCTTGAGCAGCTCACCTTGCGACTTGCGGCGGCAATCGACATGCCGGTGTCCCTCCTGATGGGGCAAGGCGTCGGAGGGCTTGCGGCAGACGGCGCAGGGAAGACAGATGTTCGTTGGTTCTATGATCGGATCAAGGCGCTTCAAGAGCGCAAGCTTGAGCCCGCGCTGCGCCGCATGTTGCAGGTCGGCTTCAACTCCAAGACCGGACCAACCGGAGGCATCGAGCCCAAGAACTGGTCGATCGAGTTCAATCCACTTTGGCAGCTCTCGGGCGATGAAGAAGCCAAGCGGCGCCTCGCGATCGCTCAGGCAGATCAGATCTATGTCACGACGCAGGTTGTGACGCCTATGGAGGTCGCTGCGAGTAGGTTTGGAGGCGACCAGTACGACGGAGAGGGTTTGACGATCGACCTCGAATCGCGCCAGACGATCCAAACGCTCGACCCACTGAAGCCCCTCCCGGGACCTGTGGATGGTACCGTGAGACCTCCTCAACCCGAGGTCCCGACCGGTGAGAAGGGCGTCAGGGAGCCCAACGAAAACGCGCCCGCAGGAAGCGGAGCTCTCGGATTTAAAGAAAATCCAGTAGGGGTCGGGACAACTAATGGGGAACCTGTATAATGGTTAAATGCCTTACAAAGATCCGATTAAAGATGCGAAATACAAAGCACAGTGGCGCGATACGCATCGTGCAGAGATAAACGCAAAGGCGCTTGCGTATTATCGCAAGAATGCAGAAGAGGTACGTGAGCAAAAACGTCGCTGGTACCAAAAGAACAAACGAAAACAACGGGCGCGTTCAAAAGCTTGGCGACTCGCGCATCCAGGATATCGCAAAGAACAGCACCGCGCTGAGAAAATGAAACGCTGCGGTACTACGCTTGAAGGATGGAATGCTGCTTTAATTGCGCAATGTGCGCGCTGTGCCGTCTGCGGGGAAATAATGAAAAATCCTCACGGAGATCATGATCACAAAACAGGCAAATTTCGTGGACTTCTTTGTGAGTTTTGTAATCACGGTCTAGGTAACTTTCGGGATTCCCCCGCGTTCCTTCGCGCTGCAGCGAACTACTTGGAGGCACATATATGATCGTGATCACCATGCTCACTGCATTAGGCGGAGGTTTCGTGGCCGGTTTTGTCGTTGGTTGGGTTCGTGGCCAAGCGTATCTTAGGCCTTGGTGAGTCGCGCACGCGACCCGCGCCCTTATTCGTTGGTTAAAGAAAATGCATTACGTAGAATATAGCGTCCATCCGTAGGGGAATTACATGGGTCATTTTTTCTGACCCAGCCGCGGAAATTGACTCACTCCCTAGTGTTTAAACGCTTGGTTTTTGGCCACAGTTTTGTGGCATGCTCCCTGCAATAGCTAGGGGTATGAAAAACTTCAAAGTCACAATCGAGTACGTGGGTCTGAACTGACTGTGGCGAAGGTCTACGTACGCGAATTCAAAGATCCTCGTTATGGAACTCGCTTAGTCGTCTGTTTGAAAGCAAAACCTCGAACGCGGCGGCGGGTGCGAAAATCATGAGCTTTCCATTCAAAGACTACGCAGACGCAACGCGCGGCCATCTGAACGCTATGCTTCAGGAACTTGACCCCGCAGGCGCCAGCGCAGGGATCGATGAGCGATTCGAGGCGCTGCTGAATACTCTTGAGCGAATGACGGACGGTGCCGCGGCAGTGAAATTCGGTGAAAGGATCAAGCAAAAATTCGAAACTCATCTACTCTGCGAATGGGCGAAAGGCAAGATCGAGGGAAAGCTCACGGTTGAAGCGTGCGAGCGAAAGGCGCGCGCGGCGCGAGGATTGGCGGATATGCTCGCAGAGAAGGGCAACGCGGAGGGCGCGGGAAAGCAGATTGCCCGCGCGGTCTATTATGAGGAGAAGGCAGAGGAGCTGAAGCAATGAGCTACGGTTACGGATCTTGGTCTGAGTCTCGCGCCAAGCGCCACGCGCGATGGGCAGAAGTATGGCCTAGCGCCGCAGAAATTCAGGAGCAGATGCAGATTGACCAGACGCGCTACAAGTCTGCGCCGAAAACCTATCGCGAGCTGACAGCCGCCGGGGAAGCATTCCTCATGACTTGGTACAAGAAGACGCACTGATGACCAAACGCTCAAATATGATCGCGATGATCCGTGGGCTCCGTGACGTTCAAACGGCCGTCTTCGGAGAGCGCCCGCGGCGTCGCGCCATTCCAGCACCGATCGAGCCCTCTGCGATCAAGGTCGAGTATTTTAAGGGGCTTCAAAAGATCATCCTGCATCCGATGAAGGAGGCGACCCTTCGCGCGCTACTGCAACCCCTTCCTGGCATCGTTGAGGAGGCAGATCGAGAGCGCAGGGATAGCGTGCACGTGATCAAGCTTGACAGCTCCACGAGTCGCCTGCGCGGGATTCTCGACAAGCTCTCAGAGCAGTTCACGGAAAATCTCAGCGTGGCACAGCTCGACGCCTTGGCCGCGCGCATAGGCAAGCGAACGTCCGACTTTCAGCGAGAGACCCTGCGCAGGCAGCTCCGCGCCGCGCTAGGTGTGGATCCCCTCCTGAGCGAACCCGCGTCACTCACGGCACGCGCCGAGCAATTCACCGCCGAGAACGTGCGCTTGATCAAGACCGTGCCTTCGCGTTTCTTTGGGGAGCTCGAACAAAGGCTGATCGCGGGCATACGCAGCGGCACGCGAGCATCCGACCTGACTCAGGAGATTTCCGATCGCTACGATGTGAGCGAGACCAACGCGGCGCGGATCGCGAATGATCAAGTGGGAAAATTCTTTGGCGAACTGAACAAGGTGCGTCAGACCAACCTCGGGATCACGACGTACACGTGGCGTACGGTCGGCGATAATCGAGTTCGCGAGGATCACGATGATCGCGAAGGTGAACAGTTCGATTGGAGCGATCCTCCCGAGGATGGGCACCCGGGCGAGGCCGTCAATTGTCGCTGCTGGCCGGAGCCCGATCTCTCGGACATCATCGAGGAGATGGAAGCATGAAAGCGGATGGATCTGTTCATTTTGACCGTCTGCGGCGGCATGATCTACGCGGCTTTGTGGCTCTGTTCGTACCTATAGACGGAGATGGGTGCGCTAGTCCCCCTTTTCAGTATATCTTGGAGGAATGCGGAAGCTTGAGCGAGATTTCATCTCGAAGACATCATCCGGGAAGTTTCAGGTAAAGAGTCATTCGGGGAAGGTTTTAGGCACGCATCCAACGCGCGCCGCGGCGCTGAAGCAGCTCCGCGCCGTCGAATACTCCAAAGCACACGATGAGATGTCCGCGAGGATCGGCGACGATCCCGCGCGCATGGGTGCCTTAGAACTGCCGGGCGCTACCGAGGAAATGTACCTCGGGCGAAATCCTCTGGATTCCTTCTCGCCTAAAGAGTCGAATGTAGAGAATCAGATCCAGCCGCATGAATTGCCGGCAACCCTCTACAATCAGAACAAGGGCGAGCCGAAAATCACAGAGGGTGATCGCTACCTTAAAGTCGAAGAGCCTGCGGGAGGTCCCGCAATTGACGCTCTCGATGCCTTCTCCCCAAAAGAGTCGAACGTTGAGAACGTGATCCAGCCGCATGAGCTTCCTGAGCGGCAGAGCAACCCGCACCATGCCGCAGACCCTCTGCAATACGGTCCGGATAACACGCTGGCGGAAGGCGAGCGCTACCTCAGAGCCGAAGAGCCCGCGGGCGGTCCTGCGGTTGATTCAGAAGATGATGAGGAAGAGGAAGATGCCTACGACGTCTCACCCGAGACGCTCAAGTGGCGAGAGAAACAAGAACCCGGGAGCATCATGCACCCGGCAACGTTTAAAGCGATCAAGAAAGCGGCAAAGGCCGCGGGCGCGAAAGACCCGGAGGCAGTAGCAGGCGCGGCGTATTGGGCAACGGTCAAAGCGAAGCACAAGAAAGCAAAAGGTGAGGCGGACGAAGAGTCCTTAGTCCCTCACGAGGAATTGAAAGCCCCTTTTGAGCCCGGGGGCAACGGTGATCCGTCCCCCAACCCAAGCGCAAGACAGACGATTGGCTCCACGAAAAGCGTGACGATCGCGGGCGGCGCGAACATTTCGCAACCCGAGGAGTACCGCACGATCGATGAGGGAGATCCTAATCAGTACGAGATGCTTTCTACCGCTCGCAAGGCACCCGATCTCAATGAGGCGACAGAACCCGACTATTTCGAGTATGTGCCTCCGAGCTCAGGTCCTGATGATCGGAAACAGCGCTGGCAAGATCCTGCGGGCGATGATGACTGGCTACGCTCCATAGGCGTGATCGGCGCACACCCGAATATGGGTGGATCCAAGCTGTGATCGAGCCGACGTATCCGCCTGATCACTTGCCCGCTATGAATGTCCCGAGGGGCGGTAGCTCGTGCTCGAACTGTCGTTTCTTGCGACCGGGAGGCACTTACGGGTTTTGCATTGAGCCAAACTTCAATCGATGGAACGGCTCGCCCGCTATCCCGCTACCTGCCGATGAGTTCTGCTCAGACTGGTGGCGTGGTAGGTTGATGTAATGTCTCAGCCGAAGATCATTCCGGGTGTGCGGCGCTTTGATGCGCCCGAACCTATGGCGAAGCCCGAGCATCTCGAGAACGGATGGCTTCGGTGCGACGCGGTACTCACAAAGACCGGGGTGTTTAAATACTTGAATGCGGACGGTACCGAGCGGCGCGAGCTGCGACTCCCTGCTCAAGTATTCGACAAGGCCTCTATGAGCACGTTTCACCTCGTGCCCGTGACCGATGATCATCCGGAATGCGGCTGGCTAGATGCTACGAATACGCAGACCTATCAGCGCGGCTCTGTCGATATGCCGAAGCAGGATGGTGACAAGATGAGAGCGAAACTCTTGATCACTGACGCCGCGTTGGCAGCCAAAATTCTCAACCGTGAAAAAACTCAGGTCAGCAACGGGTACTTCGCAGACCTCGAACTGCGCTCGGGCGAATATGAGGGCGAAAGCTTCGATGCAGTGCAGACCAACATCCGTGGAAACCACGTGGCGATCGTCGATGAAGCGCGCGCGGGACCTGATGCAAGAATCAAGCTAGACGGCGCGGATGCCGTCATGGTAGGTATTTATAGACCCGGTGCGAAACCGGATGGAGTCAAAAAGATGGCCGTTCAAAAGATCAGAATTGACAAGATCGACTTTGAAGACGTTCCTGTTGCTGCAGCTCAGGCGATGGAAGCCCGCTTCAAGAAGCTTGAGGAAAAGCTCGACGAGAAGCGCGCGAAGATCGAGGAATTGACCGCAGACAACGCGCGGCTGTCCGGTCGCGGTGACGCGATCGTGGCTGAGTTGAAAAAGACTCAAGATGCTTTGAAGGTTGCCCGCGACCCCAAGACGCTTTCTGGTCTCGTGAATTCGCGCGTCAAACTGGTCTCTCAAGCGAAAGAGTTGATCGGCGATGAGTTCAACACCGATGCTCTGAGCGAGCGTGAGATCAAAGCCGCTGTCGTGGCGAAACTTTCTCCCTCCCTCAAGCTCGACGGGAAATCCGACGAGTATGTGAACGCCTCTTTCGACGCGCTGGTTGCCAGAAGCGAGGAAGGCGGCGGGATCGAGGGCGTGCGAACGGTGATCCATGCGGACACGTTCGACAAGAGTGCTGATAACAAGAGCGCGAAGAAAGATCCTCGCGACGCTTTCATCGAAGATTCCCAGAGTGCCTGGAAGCGTCCGCTTCCTTCTACCGCCAAGCGTAACGGCAAGGCGTAAGAGGTCCTACCAATGAGTCAAACTGCCTACGGTCTGCAGCAAACCCCCCAACCGGGCGTCCTTTTTGACATCTCGGAAGTGCAGGATCCTGTCACTTTCGTGAATCAAGACGGTACATGGAACATTCCTTTTGGCGTTATGGTCGCGCGGCAAGGTTCCCAGCAGAATCAATGCAAACTTCCGAGCAGCTCGACGGATGAAATGCTCGGGTTATCCATGCTGGCGCACGTGTACGATCCAAGTCCGAACGGGACGTTGAATCAGGTTAACTCGATAGGCGTGGCCCCCGGGCCTGGCGTGAAGCAAGCGCAGGGCCTTTCGATCCTTCGGCGCGGTCGCATCTGGGTCTTCGTTGAGACCGATGTGGCGATCGTGGCTGGTGCAAAGGCTTTCGTTCGCGTGACGCAGAATGGTGCGGGCAAGCTTCAGCTCGGCGCACTCCGCGCGGATGCGGATACGGCCAACGCAGTCGCGATCAAGGGTCGATTCTTTACAGCCTCGACGCTCATTCCAGCAACGGTCTTCCCCGGTCAATCCGCTGGCGCGCAATCTCCGAACTTCCCCGCAGTCGGTATTCCGGTGAACGCGGCAGTTCTCGAGTTCGACGCGGCCATCTTCTAAGAGGTAAGACAATGCAAAAGGCAATGCTTCAGAAAGTGCACCTCGACGCCAAAGGGTTAGCAGAGGTCATCATGCGGTCTGGGATCATCCACGACGCGGGTGAATCTGCATTTTTCTCCCGTCAGCTCGAGGAGATCCGCGGGCGCACGTACGATCTCAAGCTGATCGAGTTGAAGGCGCGCATGCTGATACCTGTCGACAACTCTGTTCCCCCGGGAGCCGACGCGGTCACTTACCGTCAGTACACCTCCTCAGGTTTGGCGAAGATCATCGCGTCTTATGCGGCGGATTTCCCCCGTGCAGACATCTACGGGAAAGAGTTCAGCGTCAAGCCGAAGGGCATCGGTGCCTCATACGGATACAATGTTCAGGAGATCCGTGCAGCCCAGATGACCGGTCTTCCTCTTGAGCAACGTCGAGCCAATGCGGCACGGCGCGCGGTTGAGGAAAAGATTGACTCAATAGCTCAAAAAGGCGATTCTGATTACGGTTTGACCGGTCTTCTGAATCAAGCTGCGGCTCTAGTCTTCACGGTGCCTGCGGGCATTTCCGGCTTCACCGATTGGGCGCGCAAGACTCCCTCTGAGATCCTCGCGGACATGAACGGTGCGACCAACAACGTCGTGATCCAGACCAAGGAAGTCGAGCATCCGGATACGATGCTGCTTCCCATTTCACAGTACACGCTGGTCGCGACGACCCCATGGTCTCCGACCAACGCCTCGAACGTGACGATCCTTGAGATGTTCCTTAAAAACACCCCTTGGATCAGCGAAGTCGAGCCTTGGTACGCTTTGACCGGCTCTGGCGTAGGACCTTCCGATCGCGGCATGGTCTACAAGCGGGATCCGGATCACCTTATGCTCGTGATTCCTCAAGAGTTTGAGCAGTTCCCTCCGCAACCTGAGGGGCTTGAGTTCAAGGTTCCTTGCCACGCGCGATGCGGCGGGGTGCAAGTGTTCTATCCTCTTTCGATCTGTTATTTCGACACGATTTAAACATTGAGTCGCGTTGGCTGCTGGCGGGAACTGACGCTTGAAAGCCCTCGGTTGAAACGCCGAGGGCTTTTGCGTGGTACAGTGATGATATGAGAAAATTCCTCCTTGTCCTTGCACTCCTGATACCCTGCGCCGCACTCGCTCAGACTCCGACCCTCACGACCGAGATCCTGGTAACGACCGGGACCGCAGTCTCCTTCCCTCGCGATAGTAAGGCATTTTCGGTCGAGATCTACAATCACGGTCCTAATGCAATCTGGTGCGCTCTGGTGAGCCAATCGGCCGCCATCTCTGGTAAGTCGAGGAAGATTGCGGCTGAAGGTACATGGGCGATGCCTGTCTCTCCGGTCGCTGCGATCTGGTGCATAGCGGATACGGCGAACCAAGTGACGGGCGCCGCGACCATCTTCACGCAGTTTCGATGAAACGCCTAGGGCTTTTGCGCATCTAAGCTAGTAGACTTGAAAAAGAAAGGCAGTAAACATGATCGTTGAAAACCGCACGCAGTTTGTGATCGTTTCCCCAATCGCCGATATCGAAGTCGATGGCAAGAAAAACTACCGGCGTCACTTCCGCTTCATGCCGGGCAACAATGAGATTGCTACTCAAGATTGGGAACAGGTTCGAGAGATCCTTTCAATTCAGTATTATCTCGAAGCCGGTGATTTCAAAGAGCTCGGAGGTAACTCCCTCGCGAAGCGCTCTGATAAAGAGGCGCTCGCGCTCGTATCCAATACGTACGATGTGGAATTGCTTAACAAATGGCGAGAGGATGATCTGCGCGATGGTGTGAAAAAGGCGATCATTAAACAGATCGCAAAGATCACGCTTACGCCCGAGGAAATTAAGAAGGCAAAAGGGGAGTAAATGGCGATCACGTGGGCAAATGTTAAGGAGATCGCTCCGGGTGACGGTGCGATCCAGGCATTCGCGGATCCAGCGAGTGCGCTGGTCACGCTGGCTTATGCGCAACTCAACGCCAAGATGTGGACGCGAAACAATCCCACGGATACGGCTCTACTCGACTTGGGTGCGCGCTACCTCGCTGCACACATGTTCACGGTGGGCAATAAGAGCGGAGGCAGTGGTGGCCCTACGTCAACCGAGAAAGTCGGAGATGTGACCCGCGTTATGAACGTCATGCAAGAGGATCCCGCTTGGGATTCGACTCCCTATGGACGCTCGTTTAAACAGCTATTCCGTACTCTGAACATTGAGTCGCGTTGGCTGCTGGCGGGAACTCCGAACCTCTCGACCCCTCTACCGTTTGGCGGGCGCCGTTTCATTCCGTGAAAACCTCGGTCACGGTTGTCGATCGCGGATGGAAAACGCTGCTTCAAACCGCAAAGCAACTTTCCAAGCGATCTCCTTACGTCAAAGTCGGGGTGCTCGGGGGTCCTAAGAATCGTCGCCCGGGCGAGAATCTCACGAACGTGGAACTGGCGATTATCCATGAGTTCGGTGCTCCGCGCGCGAACATTCCTGAACGTAGTTTCATCCGCGCGCCTTGGCACGTGAAGCGCAAAGAGTACGTAGATCTTCTGCGCCTATTCTTGCAGGCGACCCTTACGCGAGGCGCGATGACCGTGCACAAGGCACTCTCATTGGTGGGAGAGCGAATCGCGGCAGATTTTAAGCAGAGCGCTCCCGGCACACCTCCGCCAAACGCACCGTCTACGCTCGCACGCAAACTCTCGAAGACACGCCCGGGTTCGGAGGGATCTCCGAAAACCCTCATGGACACAGGGCGCCTTATCGGAAGCATCTCGTATGAGGTTATCGATGCCTAAGGTCTGGTACACTATCTAGCTGAAGCTGAGAGACAAAATGAAGTCATCGACTCGTAAGCCTGGCTTTTTTGCTATGTGCCTATACTGCAAAAAGATCGAGCGCAAAAAGAAAATGCAAGAAAAGCACTGGATTTGCGACGAGTGCGCGGCGGCTCGAACGCCTAAGAAAAAAGAGGTGATGCCGTGGCCGGTGTGATGGACTTGAGCTCAGTGATCTCCGATCTCGCTTCGGGGACGACCTACGCGGTCACGCGCAGGGCACCGGCTACTTATGATGCAGATGGGCGCCTCGTGCCCGGGAGCACGACCGCTCTCGTGATCACCGCGAGCATCCAACCTCTCGAGGGTAGAGACCTCCTGCGCTTGCCCGAAGGTCTTCGCACCAAGGAGCTGCTGAAGATCTATTCTTCCACTCAGCTGTTCGTCCAGGGCGCTGGCCAGGACCCGGACACGGTCATTTATCAGGGGTTCCCCTACCAGGTCGAGACGGCCGAGCAGTGGGGAGAAAACGGTAACTTCTGGAAAATGATCGTACGCAAGGCGGATCGCTTGGCGCCCTAATTTAGGGTATTCTATTATCGAGGAGCAACACAATGAAGAAACTCAGCCTTTTAGCCGTTCTTTTCTCGTCTCTCGCATTCGGTCAGGGACTCACGTCAATCGATGAGTTCACTAATGCCGCACGCTTCCCTCAGCTTTCAGTCAAGAATGGGTTGAAATTGCTAGGCGGTGGATTGAAAGTTCCAACGACTGGACCAGCGGCACTCGCAGGCACCGCGACCCTAGTCGCCGGGACCGTGACCGTCTCGACGACCGCCGTGGCTGCTGGCTCTCTGATCTTGGTTTCTTACAATACGACTGCCGGTACGACCGGCGCTGTGCGCGCCCCTCAAGCATCAATCGTCGCCGGCACATCTTTCGTGATCAGCTCAACATCGGGCACGGATACTTCGACGGTAAACTGGTTTATCGCGAGTCAGTAAGAGGCGGCGATGCAGTTCGCCCCGATTGAAAATGCGATCCGTGCGTGGGTGAAAACCGCGACAGGGTTCGCCGACGCCCTCATATACTTCGACGACCAGAGCGGGCCACAGCCCGTATCTAACCCGTTCATCACGATCAAGATCGGCGGCGGGATCCGGTCTCTCGGCGCATATGACGAGTTTACGACCTCGACGAACCTCGCGAACCCTCCTGGGACCGAGATCACCCAGCTCATTTCTGGCCAGCGTGACTTGCTCGTGACTGTCACGATCTGGGGTGAAAATACGGTAACCTATGCACCCTCGGCACCGGGCTCGCTCCCTGGCACTGGAGGTTTAACGGCCGTTGAGGTCGCGACGAAGATTCAGACCGCGCTAGGTCTCGAGAGCGTGCGCGCAGCTTTAAACGCCGCGAACCTGTCGCCGTACGACATCGGAGAAGTGAGACGGATCGACGGGATCATTGAGACGTACTTCGAAGGGCGCGCGATCCTCGAGGTCCGCATGTACTCGGTTGACCAGCAGTCTGAAGCGAACGCCTACTTTAAAGAGGTTCAGGGAACAGGTACGCTGGTCGAGGATGGGCAGCCCAATCGCACCGCGCCCTTTGACATCATCGGGACATGATGTGTCTCTCGTGATAGGTACATAGCAAGGAGCACGGAGCATGGCGCAATCGGCCTCAGACCTAATTTCGATCACGGTATCGCAGCAGGTTGCCTCGCTGCTTCTTCCCGGCTTTGGGATCCCACTGATCCTTTCCGCTCATACCTTCTTCGCTGACCGCGTTCGCTACTACACCGCGAACCCCGCGGGTCTGGCGCAGATGGTGACCGACGGATTCCCGGTGACCGACCCTGCGTACCTCGCCGCCTCAGCGATCTCCGCGCAAAGCCCGGCGCCCTCTCTGTTCGGGATCGGTAAGCTCCTGAATAAACCCGTCCAGCAGTTCACGGTCACGCCCGGCGCGATCCTGAACAACACTCTCTATCAGTTCAAATTTGACGGCAACACCGTCGCCTTCACCTCTGGCGGTGCGAATACTCTGGCGCTGACTCTCGCGGGTCTGAAGACCGCCTTTGACGCGTTCGCGATGCCCGTGACCAGCGTCAATACCGGGGCAGTGCTAACGCTGACCGCGAACGTGGCCGGCACGTTCCATACGATCCAATCGCTCGACCCGACCGGTCAGCCGACCTCGACGGCACGCGCGAACTTGGGGATCACGCAGACGCAAGCGGACCCGGGCACTGCCGCAGACATGGCCGCGATCATGGCATTCGACAACGCATGGTATCACGTGATCAACCCATGGGACTCGTTGGCGATCGCTACCTCCCTCGCCTCATGGGTCGAGTCGAACAAGAAACTTTACATAGTGAACTCGGTCGATGATACCTGCCTAGGCGCCTCCGCGACGGACATCATGTCGGTCGTAAAGAATGCCGCTTATACGCGAACGGCTGTCCTCTACAAATCCGAGAACGGATCCTTTGCGCAGGCCGCATGGGCCGGGCGCGTCCTCCCGCTAGTCGCTGGCTCTGAGAACTGGGCTTACAAGACTCTGGCTGGTATCCCAGCCGATCAACTCTCTGAGGCCGAGATCAACAATGCCTGCGGCATTCCCACAGCGGGCACGACCGGCAAGCGCGGGTCGGTCTACATCACTGTATACGGAACGAACGTGACCGAGTTCGGGCAAGTGGGCTCTGGCTCCTGGCTCGACATCACTCGCGGTGTGGACGCTCTGATTGTAGACATGGGCGCCAGGATCTTCACGGATCTCTCGGGAGCAAACAAGATCCCATATTCCGACAAAGGTATCACGGTGATCGAGAAGGATGTCCGCGCCTCGCTGACCTTCTTTCAATCCCCTCCGCAGAACTTCCTCGCGGAGCAGCCCCCATTCACCGTGACCGTGCCGAAGGCCGCGAACTTGACCCCAGCTCAGCGCAGCGCGCGTCTGCTCCCCAATGTACTATTCCAAGCGAACCTGGCCGGCGCACTGAACTCCGTGACAGTCCAAGGGACCGTGATCCCTTAATCGAGGTGTGTGAATGTCGACGAAACTGTATGACCCGTTCCAGCTAATCGTGACCTGGGGTCCGAACCTAATCTCCGGCTTCGCCGAGGGAACATTCCTCGAGGTGACCCGCGACGAGCAGGCTTTCCTCAAAAAGGTTGGCGCTGATGGTGAAGTCGCCAGGGCGCGAAATAAGAATAGATCCGGTCAAATCAAAATCACACTGCTCCAGACCAGCCAGTCGAACGACGTATTCGCTGCGGCGCAAAATGCGGACGAGCAGACGGGACTCGGAATCTTTCCTTTCTTGGTTAAAGACTTCTTAGGGACGACTGTACTTGCCGCAGGTAACGCTTGGGTCCAGAAGCAGGCGGATGCCACATTCGGCAAGGAGATCTCCGACCGCGAGTGGATTCTAGACTGCGACCGCCTCTCCGGTGTCGTGGGCGGTGCGTTCCCAGGCCCGTAAGCGCAACCTTTTGCAACCTCGCGCATCTGACCTTGAGAAGGAGTTGTGCGCATGAGAGAGCCTCAAGATAAAGAGATCGATGGTACGGTCTATACGATCCGTCCCCTCGCTGGGATGAAGTCGGTCACGTTCTTGCCGCGTTTAAACAAGATCTTGGGACCCGCGATCGCATCCCTGATCGACGCAAAGGGCGTCACCGGAGAGAATCTCAAGCAAGCGCTGACTGCGCTCGGTGACCGCCTCGACGAGAAGGAGATGGAGGTCATCACGAAGACTCTGCTTGGCGACTGCACGTACCAACCGGGAGACGGGAATAAGGGTGGACTCCTCCTCCCAGTATTCGATCTCGTGTTCCAGGGGCAACCCGAGACGGCCTTCAAGCTGCTCGCGTTCGCCCTGGAGGTTAACTATTCCGGTTTTTTTCCCGTACTGGGTCAGCTCGCCGCGTACAGCGCGGTAAAGGCGTCAGCCTTAACCTCCCCGACGAACTCGCCGAAGAGTGGTACTGCTGGCGCCTGATCTCCGAGCAGTGGGCGACGCTCGAGGAGCTCGAGACGCATTGGAGCCTCGATGATGTGATGCGGGCTAATCTGACGCTGGACGCGATCCTGGACGCTCAGCGGCGCACCTCAGAGCCCAAAGGGGTATAATTTCGGCATGCCGAACATCATTGAAGAGTTAGCAGTAAAGCTCGGGATCGATGCCGACTTTGGGGCGTTCGAGCGCGCAGAAAAGCACATCAATGGGCTTCGCATCGGACTTGGCGCGATCGCTGCAATAGGCGCTGCGGTCGGGACAGCCCTGGCCGCCGTCGTTGAGACCACGGCGCGCACGGCGGTTGAGGCGTTCAGGACATCCCAGAAGATCGGGACCACGGCTGAGGCATATCAAGAGCTTAAATACGCGGGCGATCTTGTCGGGGTGTCGTCTGAGGAGATCACCACGTCATTAGGCCGGCTTGCGCGGTCAGCCTTCGAGGCGGCACACGGCGGAGGGCAAGCGGCTTTCGCCTATCGCCAACTTGGGGTGGGCGTCTACAAGGCCGAGGGAGGGCTGAAGACTTCGGATGAACTTCTCGAAGATGTCGCCTCGCGCTTTGCGACGATGCCGGACGGGATCCGCAAGACGGCGCTCGCTCAGCAGCTTTTCGGGCGTGGCGGAAAGGCGCTGATCCCTCTGCTCAACAAAGGGCGCGATGGGATCGACGAGCTACGACAAGAAGCGCACAAGTACGGGGTAGTGCTTGATCAAGAAACGATCGAGGCGTCGCTGCGCTGGGAGGAGCAACAAAAGCATCTCAAAGCGGCCGTTCTTGGGCTTAAGAATGCACTAGGATCAGCGTTTATCAAGCGCATTACGGACGTAACCGACAAGATCGCTAATTGGATCGCCTCGAATCGCGAGCTGATCAGCTCGGGGATCATGCGCTTTCTAGACGGTGTCGTGGCTCTACTGAAACCGATCGCCATCGCCTTCGATGAGCTGTTCATTAAGACGGGTGCTTGGCTCGCGATGCTGGCCACGGTCGGCGCGTTCTTTGTCGCCGCGAATCTCTGGCTCGTATTCCTCGGCGCAGTTCTCTTCGCGATCGAGGACATCTATGGATTCATGCAAGGCAAGGACTCACTGATTGGTCGAATGTTTCCGCCAGACGCGCTCGAGAAGGTTCGCTCGTTTCTGAACAAGGCCAGCGAGGTAGTTCATTTTCTATTCGGCGGTGGTATGGGTGAAGCGATCGCTGGTGGACTCGAGAAGATCCGAGGTGCTGAGGCGCTCCAGGCAGCGGGTGTCCCGACAATCGTCCAGAAGGCGGCGGTCGAGCCTCAGGGATTCATGCAGAAAGCTTTCGGTGTGCCCGCGTACCAGCAGAGCGAGAACTACATGTCGCAAGGCGGATCGACTATCAACGCGCCGATCACGATCAACGCGGCCGTGGGCATGGATCCGAAGCAGATCGCTGACCGCACGATCGAGGCACTCGAGGAGTACGATCAGCGCAAGCAGCGCGAAGCTTATGGGGCGGTCGCCAGATGAACGTCACGATCAAAGACCAGGATACGGGGACGCTGATCCTCACGCTCGACGCCTCGCTGAGCGAGACGCACGCGCAAGAGGCTGAGGCTACCGACCACCCGGTTGAATCGGGCTCGAACATAACGGATCACGTACGACCTAAGCCACAGATGCTCACGCTCGAGGGACTGATTTCGAACACACCGATCATCAATCCGTTCACGGGCTCGTTCGCGCAGGGTCCATTCTTGCCCGACCAGCCAGGCGCGGCTGAGGCGGCGCACTTCGCGCTTAAGCAGAGGCTGCAGGCAGGCGCGACCCACACCATACAGACAAAGCTCGACACCTATTCGAACATGCTGCTGATCTCCAAGAACGAGCCTAGGAACGCTCAGATTGGCGACGCGCTGCAGTTCACGCTGATTTTTAAAGAGATCAGGATCGTCTTTAACCAGACGGTTACGGTCAAGACGGCTGGACCTCAGCATAAGCCGGGTACCGACAAGGGAAAGAGGGTCGCGACGCCTGCGACCGCGACCGCGACTCAGAAGACGCAAGCCGCCGCAATGTGGGATGCTGCCAAGGCGAAGGTCGCTCCAGTCTTCGGATTCTGATCAATGCCCCTCATCCTTCCGCTCTTGACGGACCTAGGCGTGACGCCGCGCTACCGCTTTCAGTGCGAGCTGGAGGGTGCGACGTACACCTTCGAGCTGATCTACAACGATCGCGACGATGTCTGGTATATCCAGATCGGGGACGGTCAGGCCAACTTCCTCGCGGGCTCGCAGCGCGTGGTCCTCGGGACCTCGCTCTTCGGACGGTACAAGAACACTGCAGGCATGCCCCCGGGAATGTTCGTGTGCGTCGACACCTCCAGTCAATCCTCCGACGCGGGGTTGGCTGACCTAGGATCACGCGTGCAGATCTGGTACTACACGGCGGCGGAAGTCGCGGTCTTTGTCTGATGCCTGCGCTGTTCCAGAGGCGTTGTTCCCTGATCATGGTACCGCCGATCGCGGGGTCGCTCAAGCGTTCAAATGCCTCGACGGGAATTTTGGCTCAAGAGCTTCGAGTCAACTTCAAGATAGAGAAGACGGTCACGAAGGAACCAAACCGCGCGTTGATCCAGATTTTCAATCTCGCGTCATCTACGCGAGCGAAGCTACAGGCGCGTGGGACTCGAGTCTTACTCTCGGCCGGTTACGGTGAAGACCTCTCGCTGCTCTTCGACGGGGACTCAAGGACGATTGACCACGTGCGCGATGGTGCCGACTGGGTCACGAAGATCCAATCAGGGGACGGGGAAAGGCATCAGCGTTATGCGGTGTTTTCCGGCTCTTTTCGTCCAGGTGCCAAAATCAAGGATATCGTGCTACAGCTCGTGAACGCTCTGCAGCTGGATCCGGGCAACGCTGCGGCGCAGCTGACCAATGTCGTCGATCAGTTCGTCTCCGGTTACGCCTCTCATGGCAAGGCGAGCACTGAGCTCGACTCGATTCTCTCCGGGCTCGGGATCGAGTGGTCGATCCAGGACGGGCAGATCCAGCTCCTCGCTCCTGGCGAGGTCACAAAGGACAGCGCCGTCTTAGTAAACCAGCAATCGGGAATGGTCGGATCTCCCGAGCACGGTACGCCTGAGGTGCTCGGTGGGCCTGGCATCCTCCGCGTGAAGTCGCTGCTCAACCCGTTGATTAAGCCCGGGCGTCGGATCAAGGTCGAGTCCGTCTCGACAAACGGATTCTTCCGAGTCGAGAAAGTCTCGCATAGCGGCGATACGCATAAGGGCGACTGGTACTCTACGGTCGAAGCTCGAGCACTGGGAGTCCTCTAATGAGCCAGCAGCAGCGGTCACCGTCATACGGTCAGGTCCTAGACAAGGTGCGCGAGGTCACGATGAGGCAGATTAAGGTAGCCTTCCCGTGCTCAGTCCAGGCATATGACCCGCTGACTCAGACCGTCGACCTCTTGCCCTTGATTGACCCTCAGGTCGAGCAAGAGGATGGAACCTTCGTCGCGCTTCCTCTCCCTGTGCTTCCCCACGTACCGGTCGCGTTCCCTGCGGCCGGGGGATTCCGCATCACATTCCCGCTGAAGATAGGGGACACCGGGCAGGTGATTGTATCCGACCTGTCAATGGACCTCTGGCAACAGCAGGGTGGGCACGTCTCGCCGAAGGACCAGAGGAGTCATCATCACGCTGATGCAGTGTTTTATCCCGGGCTCCATCCTGATAATGCCTCGTGGACGGGGGCAGGCGGTAACGGCATGACGATTGGGCCTGACAACGGTCCCCAGATCGTCCTGCGCCAGAATCAAGTCGAGTTAGGTGGGAACGACGGGACCCCTCCAACCGACGCGGTTGCACTGGCCTCGCTTGTCCTGACCCAATTGCAGGCGATTAAGACGGCATTTGATGCGCACCTTCACCCAGTCACGACAGCCCCGGGCACTACAGGCCAGCCGACCACCCCGATGGGCAGCCCGACATCCCCAGCGAGCGCTATCCTCAAGGCGAAGTGATAGTTTAGACAGACATGGGCATACCTAAAGACTTAGCACTAGATGCGACATACGATCTCCAACTCCAGGGTCAAGATATCGCCCCGTTGGTAGCGGACACCGCGGCGATCATCTCGGATGTTACGGCTACCCTCCAGTTCATGCTAGGCGAGTGGTTCCTAGACCAGAGTCAGGGGATCTCCTGGTTCAGCGTGCTGGGTCAGAAGAAGGTCAATCTGCAAGAACTCCGCTCCGTTCTGTTCGCGGCGATCGCTGCGCGCCAGGGGATCACGCAGGTTCAGTTCGTAAACGTGACGCAGGACACGACGCGGCGTAGCCTTACGGTCAAGTGGGCTGCGTTCTCGAACAAGACGCAGCTAGGTGGAACTGTACAGGTGAGTCCATAATGAGCTTAGGCACACAATTCGGACTGCTGTCGACGGGTTTCATCCCGAAGGCGATCACGGACATAACCGCCGACCTCCAGGCCGCGATGAAGTCAGCCTTCGGGGCCTCGATTAATGTCACTCCTCAGAGCCGCTTCGGTCAGATCATAGGGATCATAGCTGAGCGCTACCTTGAGTTATGGAACCTCGCGGGAGCAGTCCACGCAGCATTCAACCCTGACAATGCGCTGGGTCAAGACCTGGTGAACGTCGCGGCGATCACCGGGACGCTCCCTGTCATCCCCACGAGTTCGACCGTGACGGAGACGCTAACCGGCACGCCAAACACTCTCTGTCCAGCCGGGCGTCAGGTCGCGGTCCAGGGCACGCTCTCCGTGTTCAACACTCTGGCGGACGCCACGATCACCGCGCTCACCGCGTGGGCAGCTTACAGCCCCCTGTTGGGCGACCGCCGAACGAATGGAGGGAATGCTTACCAGTGCATCACA